CTCTTCACCCATAGCCTTGAAAACCTTTAAGATTTCCTCGTCAGATGCATCAGTTAAATCCAAAGGAAGTAAAACTTCTTCTTCATCATCGACTTCCATATCGTCACCAGGTAAGTCCATCATTAACATGTCAGCCATGTCAACTTCTTCACCTTCGTCTTCCATTTCGTCTTCTGATTCTTCATCAGAGTCCATGTCCATATCCATGTCCATATCCTCTTCTTCGTCGTCAATGTCAAGTCCCATTTCTTGTTCGTCCATTTTGTATGAACCTTCTTCTACTTCTGAACCTTCTTCCATTGCCACGTCTTCAATCTCAACATCCTCCTCAGACAGAGATTCCTTTACTAATTCGCTGATTTCTTCCTTCATAGTAGAAGCAAGTATTCCTTTTGCGTTTTGAGTAACGGCTTCTTCCAAATTTTTCATTTGTAATAGTGCCTCTTCAACTAATGATTTTTTGTTTTCGCTCATTATAATTTTTTGCGCAAGAGTTTATTTTCTCTATAAATATTGCGAAAACATAAAAAATTTATTTTATTATATATAAGAGCATAAAAAAATCGGGTTTTAGCCCGATTTTTACAGTTAATAAGATTAAGATTTTTTACTCAAACACCTCATCGATTTTACTTTCAACACACGCAGTGATTCTCCAATCGTGTGGAAAGCCCTCGAAATTTTTGGTTACTTTGGCTTCAACATCAGTAACGTTGATACCCTTAACGAGTTTCTCTTCTCTGACTTTTTTGATTTTACCTGAATTTTCATCAGGGAGGTCATAACTGATTTTCGCAACGAAATACTTTTCTTCCATAATTGACACTTATTTAGTTTTTAATACCCTAAATAATCGGACAATCTTTTCATTAAGTCAATAGATGCACCCATACCACCATCTAAACGTGGTTCATTTTGTGGTCTTTTTTCCTCTTCCAAGTTTTCGTCATACTTCATTTTGTCGTCTTTGTTCAAGAAAAGATACGCACCTGGTGTAGATGGTGATGATACCAAGTCAAAACAAATAAGTTCAAAATCTTCTTGAACTTCGTTTCTTTCACCCTTTTTAGCTAAAGAACCCACACCACGAGAAGATACCCCCATAGTCACACCTTGTCTCATAAGGTTTGCCGCTTGGTCACCTGGACATGAAACAACACCTTCCTTATGGAAACCTGGTGAGGTTAGAAGTTTAATCTTACCCATCAATGTATTACCTTCCCACCACATATCTGTGATAAGGTGAGACACACGGTCCAAATCAATCAATGATGATTCAGGGTGATTAAGTTCAGATATGGACAATCCTTTTTTGATTGCTCCTTGATATCTGTCGGCTTCTCTACGTAAAATCTTTTCAGGATATACACGACCGTTTCTGTTTGGGGTGTCGTATTTTTGTAGGACGGCATAGAACTCAAACGGCTTTGAATGGTCCAACTGTCCATAAGACTCTTTAATCACTTCAGCATTCCTTCTTTCTTTTGGGTCGATAAATCCTGCGTCCCATTCTATTAAAATGCCCTTACCTGTATCTTGTGGTCCTAAAACTCTCATAGTAATAATTCTTTATTATAAATACTCTTAAATGGAGATTATTCTATAATGATATCCCACTCAGTAATATTAACTCCGAGATACTTTGTATATTTTTTATTCATAATATTTGCAACATGAATAGATATATCTGTACCTAACGGTAAATCATCACCTGTATAAATGTCTTTTATTGCCCATATGTTTGCAAATTCTGTCACGTCTTTCTCACCATAGTATTCGTATAAAACCTTGTCTATGGATACCAAAACACTTAACCCATCTTCAATATCTCCTTCCAACATTACTTTGTTAAAAGTCACAGTGGTAAATTCCTTTTCAAATATAAATTGGGCGGGGTCAATACGATTATTAAGGTCATCAATGACGGTATTAGCCTCATTGATAACCTTTTTTAATCTTTTTAATTGTGATTCTGTAATTGTGATTTTCACCGATTAAGTTTTAATATAAATATTAAACTTTCACCGATTTTGTTTTGTAGAAGGTAAAATACTCTGAATTCATCAGTTCGTCATTATAAACTGACTTACAAATATCTTTAATTTTTTGTCTTAATATTGGTGATTTAAAATCTACAGGATTTTTAATGAATAGTGTAATTTCTAAATTCATAAAACTTCTCTTTCCCAACTGAATTCCACTACTTCGTAAATCTAAGTCTACAATATTTTTTTGTTCGAACGTTAATGGGTCTACTGACTCCAATAAATTGTGTTTTATTTCTCTACACATATTCCCCGTTACACGGTCCCAGTTTGTGGCTTCTTTTTTTGGTTGGACCCACGATTGAATGGAGATATAAAGTGATTTAAATTCTTGGGAATCTACTGTCCCGTAATTACATTTTGCGTTTTTAAAAATGTCTAATTTTGAAGTCTTCCCTTTTTTCATACATTGTTTTCATATACTTCGTTTATTTACTGTTAATAATAGCAAATAACTCCTTGTGTGTCAAATTTGATTTTTTAGAGATATTTATTTATATTGAAGTAATATATGTTAATAGTAAAAGTAAACAAAGGTGAAAATATCGACCGAGCCCTAAAGAGGTATCGTTATAAGGTCATTCAAACAAAACAGTTGGTGGACTTAAAGGAAGGTCGTGAATATGAAAAGCCGTCACAGAAAAAAAGAAAGAAGATGGCAAAAGCCAAATATATAGAAAAAAGAAAGGGTTTAGAAGACTAAACCCTTTTTTAATTTTATAATCCCTCGTTAAGTTGTTTTAACTTATATAAGTTTACTAAGTCGTTTGGACTCTCTTTAATCTTTTGAATGGTTTGTTGAACTTTATCACTAAGTTCCATATCCTCAGAGTTTGTAGTATTTTTTAACTTTTCAATTACTGATTCTCTTAAAGAAGTCATTTCACTTTCAATATCTTTTTTACTTAAAGAAAGTAATGACTGTAACTCCATTTTTTCTGATTCCGAAATACTACCGTATTCTTTGTTAAATGTATTGGTTGCAATCTTCAACATTGACGATAATGGAATGTTTGTAGATTCAGAAATTTGTTTCTCAATTTTTGGAGAAGTGATTAATTTTTTAATCTCTTTTTTTGACTCCAAAACGGTCTCCAAATTTTTCATTCCTTTGTTATATAATACCTTATCAATATTTGAATATTCGTCTGTAGATTCGCCTAATAACGTATCTACCCAATCAGATAACTCTTGGATATCTTTTTGATTTTTCTTAATAATGATTTGTAACTCGTTGAATGACTCCATGATGTAATCAGGAGCGATGTCCATATCCATACCTTTTGGTGTTGACAATTGGTCGTAAATGTAGAACGCTTCGGCCAAAGATTTTTTATTCAAAACCTTTTCTTTGAAGTTTTTCATCATCGGTTTGAACGTATCCTTACCGTATGCTTTAGTAAGACTATTTTCAATTTTTGACTTTAAAATACCAATCTTATTCATTTTTCTTTTTTTTAATAAATATTACGAATCTAGTAAGTCATTCAGTTTTTTCTCAATCTCACCTAAAGACTGACGACCTTTTGACAAATCTATTGTCGTGTCGTTACCAAATAATGAACTATCTTCTAAGATTAAATCTAAGTCTTTGTTCTTAACCAACGATTCAGGAGTAATCTCTCCACCGGCACCTGCACCGACCTCAGTTTCACCTGCCGTCTCAGCACCTAAGTCACCTCCAAGGTCACCACCTAAGTCTGCACCACCACCAAAGTCAGAACCTCCACCGAAGTCACTTCCAAAGTCAGAGCCACCTCCAAAGTCGTCTCCACCTTCTTCACTTCCTGCTTCACCTTCTGCAGCCTTACCTTTCTCACCGTATAGTTTGTCAATATTGTCAAACAGACCTGTGTGAATGATAACCTCAGCAGTTTTCTCAAGTTCAGCACCAACAGCTTTCTCAATACGTTGTTGTTGGATATCCAATTTAATCTCTTCATCAGAGAATCCAAGAATGTGTTTCTTAGCCCATGATGACGATACTGGTTGAATACCATTACCTGGGTCAGATACCGCATCTCTATACAACTGAATTTTCTGTTGCCATTGTTCTACCTTAAGAAGGTCAGCTTGAGTTGATGGGTTAGTCAATCCTAATGTAAAGTTATTCAATTCGTCCTCAAAACCTAAGATATATAAGTGGATGATTGCAATCTTATTCAATTCCTGAATCATCGACCTTTGAATTCTGTTGATAGTTCTTGCAAAACGAATATCCTGTAATGCCAAGTTCTTACCTTCACCAGTAACCTCCTCAAAACCTAAGAATGCCTTAGGAACACGAAGTGCTGTCAATAGTTTCTTTTGGATGTATTCAATATCCGCAATCTCTGACAGGTTCTGTGCACCTGGTAAAGTATCAATAGGGTTCGGAGCGTTAGGGTCACGAACAGGAATAAAGTAATCTTGGTCAACGGCCATTTGGTTCATACGTAGGTCGACATTACCCGTTGCTGGGTCTGCGACCTGGTCACGTTTGAACTTATTGGCGACTCGCTGTACATACGGTTCAACATCTTTGTCGTCCATGTTACCGACGAATACTTTAAACACCCTTCTCTCAGGTGCTCTCGATGTTCTATAGATTAACATCGCATCTTCAGAAAGAATAAGTTGTTTCCAAATTCTTCTGGCTTTCTCCAACATAGACGTTCCGTAAGGAAGTTTTCTGTCATCACCCAATAATCTAAAGTGAGCAATCTCCCAAGTGTTGAACTCCATGTCTTTGTTTTTCCACGTGAACTTCATCGCCTCAGTTTGTTCACCATCGTGAGATAAACTGTATTGATTGTGAGAACCACTCTTCATACCTCTCTCCAATCTTTCGATTTCAATGTTCGGCATTTGAACACCACCCATTACACCCTTATCAGGGTCTAACTTCAGGTATACGAAGTTATCACCATACTTACAGGTGTTTCTTGTCCACATCGGTAAGTTGGTGTCAATATCCAATCTGTTGTTGAATAGGTCCGCCAATACCGACTTAATACGATTACTCTCAGAGTAAATTTGTAAGATGTAACCATCTTCGTTTGCAGTTGTAGATTCCTCAGAATAGATATCCAACGCTGCAGATATCTCAGGAGTATATTCCATACTCTCATAATCATAGAACGCAGCCAAACGTGTTGGTTCATAATAGACGGCTTGAGTATATAAGTTATTTTCTACTTTCTGCCATTGTTGACCCAAATAAAGAGTTTGTTGAGCTTGAAGTTTTTCTCTCTCATACTCTTGCTTATCAGGGGTTTTTAACAGTTCCTTCTTGTCAAACTTATATACAGGAGTTTGCTGGTCCAATGATGAATCAGGACCAAATACTTTGGTAAGTCTCTGCCAAACTGTATAATTATTCTCCGCCATTTTTTTCTTTGTTTAATAAATAGTAAGAACTTAATTCAATAATTAAACTTTACTATTTTATTTATCTTCTACCCCCGAATAACCATAAATAGTCTTGATAATCACTTCTTGACGGATTACCTCCCATTCTGTGTTGATTCCCATAAGGGTCTGCCGGCATTGTTGGAACACCTGGGTTAAAATTACCCACAGGGTTTTTAACGGGATTTTCATTTACCGTCCAACTTTCTACCATCGCTTTGGTTTGTTCTGTAACCTTCTCTAAACTACTAAAGGAGTTCTCACCAACGTATATTGCCATTGCAAGGGCCATAATAAGGTCATCGTGTTGACCCTTTTGGTGGTCAGGTCTACCATTGATATAAACAAACGTATTAAGTTCATTTAAACACCTTACAGACCTTAATTGGAAGTTGTGTCTTAACGCCTCCTCAAAGGAGGCAACAATCTGAACCCTTTTAGAGTTAAAGTTAAGTCCAGGTATCTTCTCTTGTAGTTTAGGGTTATACTTCCACTTATCCGCGGCATTCATACCTTCAACATATAGACTTTGGTAACCCATCTCTTGAAGCTTTCGGGATGTTGATACTCCCATACCACCAGTAATATCAATAACCACAAATGCATTATACATTGTCGCCCATTTAAATGCCACCTCAGCGGCAACATCAGGTGGTATCTTACCTAAGTATTCCAATACCTGTTCTCTCTCGTCAAAGTCCACAATACTAAAGGTCGTAAAATCCTCACTATCACCACGAGAAACATCAATACCCATAATGTATTTATGACCTTCAATTGGCTCTTTCCATTGCCACAATGCACCACCCATAAACTTATTCTCAGGGTCACGAATGTAGTTTTCCTTAATCATCTCCACAGTCTCAGGTGGAATAACGTTATCCCCCGAACCTAAGAAGTTACACTCCAATTCCTGAGAAATCTTTCTACGGTCAAACTTTAACTTCTTAGCCATGTTTTCAAACCAAGAAGAATACGGTTTATATCCTTCAATAAATCTTTCTTTAATCTCCTCAAAATCACGAGTCATAGGGTCCAAATGTGAATAGTCGATAATAATTTTACTATCGTCATAATCTTCTCTATTCAACATATAATGAACAATATCCTTCGTCTTTATAAGTTTTAAGTCTTTGGCATAACGAGGGTCACGGTACCAATACATCTCAGTAATCTTGAAATCATTCATCTTTCTTACCGCTTGTTCGTAAATGGTGTAGTAGATAGGGTCAAAACCGTTAGGTGTTGAAATTACAATCACCTTACCACCCGTAGACAACGACGCCATACACGCAGACCAGAAGTCATCATCTGCTTCGATAAAGGCCGCCTCATCAAAAATAAGAATAGTAGGGGTATAACCACGCAAGGCATCCTTTGACGTAGCAACGGCTTTTACTTCACACCCATTGGTTAACTTAAAGTGTCGTTGTGAGTTTTTCTCCTGTGAGAATTTAACACCCAACCAATCCGGCCATTGGTCAACGAATGACCTTACCTTATTGGCAAATTCCATAGAGGTGTCCAATTTGTTGGCAATGATTAGAATCTTCTCAGGTTTTTTCTTCTGAGCAGTCACCAACTTTTTTGAAGCCCAAGCGGCGGTAACTGTAGATACCCCCGCCTGTCTATACTTCAATGCAATATTTTCTTCGAAATTGTCGTAGTCGTTAATGAGATGTTCCTGGTCGGGAAATAAATCCAACGGAACATACATTGACTGTGTGTTATCGTAAGTCTGTAGATATGTTTTTAGAGCATATGGCGTATCCTTGACAATTTTTGCATACTCTAATAATACTTTTTCTCTGGTTAACGCCATACTCCATGATACTTACTTTTTTATGATAAAGAAATACCTAAGTCACCCAAAAAGTCTCTGAACTCATCATCGTCATCATCGTCATCGTAATCAGATAATGCATCCTCCAAATCATATTGACGTAACTCCTCAATGATTTCATCAACCATTCTGTTTAAGATTTGTTTTCCTTTGTCGGTACCCTTTAGAATCTCACGAGCTACCTCAAAGAACTCCTCTGTTGACAACATTGAGAAACGTGAGAACAAATAGTTCTGAATCTCTCTTAAGTCATCTTCGAACAATCTTTCAGGATATGCCTCCACGAATTTTTCCCAAATAACAGGTCCCAAACGTAAATCCCAAATTTCGTAAGGAAGGGTATCCTGTGAACCCATAACCAATTCCGCGGCTTTAGGGTCGTCAGGTAGACCTTGAGTTCCCAATGCTTCATATACACCTTTTAAAAGTTCGTGTATCAATACAGGGAAGAATAACCCCTTAGCTTTGATTGTTGGTGGGTCGGTTTCATCATCAACTTCTTCAGAACCCTGAACACCTTCACCTTCACCCGCCATCATCTGAGTCATTTGGTCAGGAATAATCCAATACATAATGTCAGCAATTGACATCAATACACCATAAAGATTCAATAGTTGTGGGTCGAGACGGTTAAGTTCATCCGATACCAAATTATACATATAGTGACCCTTTTTAGATGCCCCTTGAATAAGTGAGTTAATGAAACGACGTTTTGCCTTTTCCATGTCAAATTTATCCATCGCATCCATAAACGCATCGATATCGTCTTCCATATCATCAGCATCTTGGTCACCGAAGGCTTTCATAATTTCCTCCTCATCGGGTTCTTCATCTGACTGACCTCTCATTTTAGAGGTGTCAATCTCACCCATACCTGAAAGTAGTTCAACGTCGTATTGGAATGCATCATCAGGAAGACCCATTTCTTTTTTTACCAAATCAATGGCTAAGTTTTCCAAATACTCTTCATTGTTTGACTCGATAGATTTTACCTGTTGAACTGCTCTTTGAAGCATCATCTGCAATTCCATGAAGGCGTTAGGTCCTGAGATGTCTTGCATCCCAGTGTATTGTTTTACCTTATCAACAACATCACCAAATCTTTTAGATGCCAATTTTTCTTCAAACGAACTAACAACACCATCACCGTCAACATCAATATCCAATGCTGGGTTATCTGATAAAGGTGTCTCACGACCCTGAATCTTTGCCTGAATATCAGGTGCCATTCTTTCTGGTCTATCACCGTAATCTATTGGTGCTTCATTAATCTTCTTGCTCATCTCTAAATTTGATATTTAATTCGTTAAACTTTAAGAAACTTGGTAATTCTTTTTCTACCGCCTTTGGGGCTGGTTTGTGTTTTGGTTGGTATGGAGTCTTTCTACCTGGTTTTTCTTACGTACCAGGTTTAACTCTTGAGGGTGCAACTTCAGTATCTGCAGCCTTTGGAGCCGGTTTGTGTTTCGGCTTATAAGGTGACTTTCTCTCAGGTTTAGTCCTCGTTGGTGTCTTTACAGGGGCTTCCTTTGTACCAGGTGCCTGTTCCAACATCTTTAATAGGTCTTTCTTACTCATCGTCTCTTCAGGGATATATTTACGAATCAAAGATACTAAAGATTCTTCGATTTGTCTAATCTTTTCCTCTTTATTCTCCTCACCCATCATAGCTCTGTTGTTATCTGAATCGTCATCCATACCGTCAGGTGCCATATCGTTCTCATCGTGTGGACCCTCTTGACCTGTGTAATCCTGACGAGCCAAATCTTCAAGACCGTCTTCATTCTCGTCCAATTCTTCCTCACCAACTAAATCATTCTTTAATTGTTGAGTCATTTGTCTGGCTTGTTGAATTTTAGAAGTTACCTCATCAGCCGCCGCTGACGCATCCTCCTGTTCTTTGATAATTGCCCCATATAATGAATCTATCTGAGACTCCGACAAATTTTTAAGGGTTTCAAACTTCAACCCTCTATCTAATAGTCTTGCAACTTTCTTATTATTCATGACTCATTAAACTTTTTTCCCAAGACAACACTATGTCTCTTTCGTATAATTTATCCTTAACCTTTTCCTCAGTCTCCCCGTATCTAAAAACCAAACGGGTAAACTTTTGGTCAACGATGGCTTCACTCTCTGCATCTTCCCAAGCCAATGCAATAACATCTTCAGTAGCATCATATACAGAGAAAAAGTCAGAATTTTGAATTAAGTTCAACTCAATATCGGTATTCTTCAAAATTCCTACCTTCTTTATAAAATGTATAAGGGGTGGAGTTGGGTTACCACCGGCAGGTTCCTTATCCCAATCTTCACCCCATACATCGTCAATATCACTAAAAATAAACTCGTAAATATTATCCCCCTTAAAGTTGGGACCGAGTTCATTAACGTATACTAGTTTCATAGTAACTCACCCTTTTGAGAAACTTTAATCTGTTGACCTTCGTTCTCAAATACTAAGTTACCTTTGTTTGTTTTACCTAAAAATTTAATATCAGAATTTTCTCTCAATAGGAAGTCTGCAGTCATTTCTTGTTCTACAGTCTCACACATTGACTTCATTTCTTTTCTGACAGTTACTTTCTGAACTTTCTCAGCGATGAATCTTTTGATGTTTTTTTGTTCACTCATCACTTTTTCGTCTTCAGAAACTACAAAATACTTAGAAAGAACTTTATCGATTTTTGACTCAGAAAAAATTTCATCCATTAGTTTCCCACCCATGTCCATGTTTCTTCTCTTACGTAGTTTGAATGGTTGACCATATTTTTCTTTATACATATCAAACATTCTTCTACCACTACTACTCATACCTAAATCTCTTTTGTCACTATCGTCAGGTCTAAACCATTTTTGTTTTGCCCCGTATCTTGACATCAAATCATCAAAGTCTTCGATTTCTTCTTCATCGTAGTCAAAATCAAATTCTCCTTTATATTCACTATCATTTCTATTAAACCAAGGTTGGTCACCAATAGATAAGAACATATCATCGTAGTCTTCTTTCATTTCACCCATTTCAGCTTCAGGTTCTTCGTCACCTAAGTCAAAATCCATGTCCAAATCTAATTCATCACCTGCATCAACATCTAAGTCTGCTTCATCATCTACACCGTAGTCGATTTCGTCTTCTTCAAAGTTAGCTAAGATATCTTCTTTATCTTCTTCACTTAACTTATCCAAATCAATTGCTGAAATGATTGAATTCAAAACGTATTTGATATCTTCTGAAGTTAAACCTTCCTGGGAGTCGATGGTTCTTAACTTCTGACCTAATTTACCTGTTAGTTTTTGAATTACTTTGATTGATACTTCTTCTTCTTGGTCATCCATTTCTTGGTCCATTTCAGGTTCCATATCCATGTCTAAATCCAAGTCCATATCTTCTTCACCTTCAGGAGTGTCCAAACCTAAATCTAAATCTAAGTCTTCACCACCCATATCACTATCAGCAGATGCCGACAAGTCTAAATCCATTTCAGGTTCTACTGCCGGAGCTTCAGGTTTTGGTGTTTTTAGAACAAACTTCTTTTCTTGCTCTCCGAAAAGGTTCAACCCTTCTTCGTTTTCGTGAAGTCTGTTTAATTCTGCAGCCATCAAATTGAATTTCTTCAAAGCTTTTGAGTATGAACTCATATACTTTCTGTTGGCCATTGGTTCGTTGTAATCCATTTCTGATTCATTCAAACCACTTTTGATGATATATCCGTTTTTCTCAAATACAATACCGTAATATTTTCCATCGGCTAACTGTCTTTGATACTCCACAGAATTCGATTCGTTCAATTCTGAACGGTCTGTTTCGTTATAACGAGCAATTTCCATGATACGTTTTAGTTTGTCCGTACCCTGTAATTTCTCACTACCTAAAGGTCTTAAATCTCCCATTTTATATTATTTATAAAACTTTATTTTAATTAAAAACACCGCCACCACCAAGGAGGACAGAGCCACATTGTATTACTTCTTCACCATCACTATTAGTATAGATAGGATGAGGAGTTGCCGTTCCACCTGAGAACGCTTCATATTCGTTGTGCGAGTTACAAGTATTAATTGGCATAACTTTTTTTCTAATAAATATATTGAAAAATAAGATTTTTCCTTTTTACACTATAATTAGTAAAAATTATTCTTCAATCTCCTGTTCTAATGACAGGTTTTTATCCACAAGTTCGTTGGTAAAATCAAATAGTTTTTGAACGTATCCGTTTCTTCTTAAGAATTTGAATACTAAGTTCTCGTAAGAATATTCACCCTCACTCTCTAATCCACAACTACGGTATTTCTTTAGTTGGTCTTTGAATTTGTCAATCGTTTCTAAGGCTTGGTCGAGGTCTTCATCTTCAACAGTATCTAAAAGATTATCAATCTTATCCATCCAAGATTCTACTTTCTCCTGTAATCTCTCTTCGTCAATTTTAACCTCTTCTTTAGATGGTTCTTCTATCCACTCGTCAAATAATACCGAATATACCCCTGTTGAAAAGTGTGATTCATTAAGGTCCTGAACGTATAATTCTACTTCATAACCTTTTACTGTGATGTCGTGAGTAGAGTTAAATAATGTTTTCTTTAATTTAAATAATTCTTTAATAAGTTCCTTATCATCTCCTGACTCATCAAAGTCATACATAATGTGTAAATCAACATCAGAGAATTTGGACCAGTTGTAATTTGCCAAAGAACCTGTCATAGTAATATCTGAGACAAAGATAGGTAAACCTAAAAATTCAATAAATTCATTGGCTATATCGATAAGGGATTGACGCACATCAGAATGCATAGACATGTCCTCATTATCCCATATCTCAGGATTGAGTTCGTCTTGCACATAAAAACTTGATACTATTTCATCAAATTTACCCATTAACAATAAATACCACGAAGACTTACTTTGTTATTTTTTTGTATTCGTATTTCTTCGCAATCTCTTTGTTGAAGAAACTTCCTTGAGATTCTGCCATTCTAAATTGGGTATAAACTTTGTGTGGAACATCTTTGTATTCGTATTCCATGCCGTTTTTGAATGTTGCTGTTAGTTTCTTTTGGTCGAGGTCATAGATAGTCTTAGTGATGTTTGAAGACTCTACCTCATTGATGATTTGTTTACCTACGATTTTTTCACTCTTGATTGCCATTGTTTAAAGGATATTTTTCTTCTAACTTAGACAACTTTCTTGAAATGTAACTATCAAAATTCTTTTTGACATCATCATTCCACATACCGTATTTCATTAATTGTTGATTTACGTTTTGAATATTATTAAGAACTTCATCTCTTAACCTAAACACCTCAGCAGGTGCCGATGAGATACTTTTTAAGTCTTCTTCTGTAAAACCAGCATCTCTAAGTGCCATTCTAAGTTTTATGAATGACTCTTCTATAGAGCCCACATCACCAAACTTTGTAATATATTCTAACCACGGTTGTTTCATAACCATAAATATAAAAAAACCCCGATTTCTCGGGGTTTTCAGGAATTAGTCCTCCAATTTTTTTATCTCGTCACGAAGTTCGATGGCCCTTTCGAAGTTTTCTTTTGAGATTGCCAATTGGAGTTCTTCTTTTAAGTCGGTTATTTTCTTGTTATTCTTTTCTAAGTTTTTGATTTGGTCTCTTAGTTCTGCAGCTTTTTCAAACTCTTGATTTTCAACATACTTCTGTAGTTTGTTCTTTAATTCTAAAGTTTTATCACTTTCTGTTGTGGTTGTAGAATCGTTTACCCTAACGATAGATGTTACTGAATAAGTTCCGTCGTTAGAAGTAAAAGTTTCTTTGGTCCACTTTCCGTGTTCATCACTTCCTTCCTCAACCTTACTCTTACCCTGAATATAGGTAGGTGAGTTGAACATAGAGTTTAATTCATTAAACATAGAATCGAATTCTGATAACCAATTTCTTCTTCCAAACATAATTTTGTATTTTTAAAAAATTTATTTTACATTTGTTCTCTCATAGAAAAATGTGCCAAATTGAAAATCGGGTATGTTGACTGACATAATGTCAGTTGTAAATAAAATTTACTGACATTTTGAGTTAATGTGTTTTTTGTCCCGATTTTTGTTTATCTTTGTAGTGTTAAAAATTAAAAACGATTGATATATGATTGAGTCTGTAGACCCTAATGACAACCCACGTGGAGACAAGAAAAAATCCAACTCACCAACTCCGGTGTTGGACAACTTCTCTCGTGATTTGAATAAGTTAGCGGAGATGGGAAAACTCGACCCTGTGGTGGGTCGTGAACGTGAGATTGACCGAATCGCACAAATCCTTTCTCGTAGAAAGAAAAACAACCCTATCATCATTGGCGAGCCAGGCGCTGGTAAGACCGCCATTGTTGAAGGATTGGCGATGAAGATTTTCGAAGGTGATTGTCCTCGTAATCTTTGTGATAAACGCATCGTTTCTTTGGACCTCACATCCATCGTTGCAGGAACTAAGTATCGTGGACAGTTTGAGGAACGTCTAAAGGTTATTTTGGATGAACTTCACGACAATCCTGATATCATCATCTTCATCGATGAGATTCACACCATTATTGGTACTGGTAACGCATCAGGTTCATTGGATGCATCCAACATCTTCAAACCGGCACTTGCTCGTGGTGAACTACAATGTATCGGAGCAACGACTCTTGACGAATACCGTGAGAACATTGAGAAGGACGGAGCATTGGAACGTCGTTTCCAAAAAGTAGTCGTGGACGGGGCAACACCTGAAGAGACAATGATTATCCTTTCCAACCTCAAGTCTCGTTACGAGTCTCACCACAAAGTAAACTACACTGACAAATCGTTAGAAGCATGTGTATACTTAGCTGACCGTTACATCACAGACCGTGAGTTCCCTGATAAAGCTATTGACATCATGGATGAGGTGGGTGCACGAACACAGATTTCTGTGAAACTACCTGAAGAGATTGAGGTATTGAAGGAAGAGGCACTCAAAATCAAGCAGGAGAAAATTGACGTGGTAAAACGTCAGGACTATGAGAAAGCAGCACATCTACGTGACAAAGAACGTAAGGTATTGGAAAAGTTAGAGAAGGTTAAGGAAGATTTTGAAAAGAAGCAAGATACCGAGCGTAAAGATGTCACTGAAGAAATGGTTTATGATGTGGTGGCAAACATGACCAAGATTCCAGTATCCAAACTCAACCAAAATGAGATGGATGGTTTGTTGGAGTTGGAAAACAGCCTCAATAAGACGGTCATCGGTCAAGAACCAGCGGTTAAGAAGATTGCAAAAGCTATCCGTCGTAACCGTGTGGGTATCAAAGACCCCAACCGACCAATCGGTTCTTTCATCTTCTTAGGTTCAACTGGTATTGGTAAGACTCACTTGGCAAAACAGTTGGCGAAAGAAATCTTCGGTGACGAAGACGCACTCATCCGAGTGGATATGAGTGAATACCAAGAGAAATACACCATGTCTCGTTTGATTGGTTCTCCTCCAGGATATGTGGGTCACGACCAAGGTGGTCAACTTACCGAGGCGGTGAAGAACAAACCTTACTCAGTGGTATTGTTTGATGAGATTGAAAAGGCAAACAAAGACATCTTCTCACTTCTTCTTCAGATGATGGACGATGGTCACCTAACAGACAGTTTCGGTCGCAAGATTAACTTCAAAAACTGTTTAATTATTATGACATCAAACTTGGGTGTTAAGAAACTTCAAGACTTCGGAGCGGGTGTAGGTTTTGATACCAACGCAAGAATGAGTGGTGATGAGGACCTGAAAAAGGCTCTCCTTCAAAAAGAGTTGAAGAACCACTTTACCCCTGAGTTCTTAAACCGTTTGGATGAGGTGATTGTCTTCAACCCTCTCAAAGAAACTGAAGTTCGTCAGATTGTGGACATCGAGTTATCTAAACTCAGCAAACGTTTGGATAAGTTGGGTTACAACATCGACATTACCAAAGAACTACGTGATATGTTGGCAGATATCGGTTTCGATGAGAAATACGGAGCACGTCCTATCAAACGAGCAATCCAAGAGAAGATTGAAGATTTTATCTCTGAAGAAGTTCTTCGTGGTAAGATTAAAATCGGAAACTCTTACACCTTAGAGGTTGAGGAAGAGAATGTTGTATTAAAAGAGGGGAATTAACCCCCTCTTTTTTTGGCAACTCAAAAAAAAGATGTATATTTGTAGACTAAATTAAAAACAATGAACAAAGAAACCTTAACTCGTTTTAAAGACTTGCTCTCAGTCCCCTCGAAAACATATCAAGAGGACCAGATGGTGGAATACATCTCATGGGTATTGGATACCATTCCTGGTGTTGAATACTACACCGATGAGATGAACAACATCTACGCAACCAAGAAACAAGAGGGTTTCAACGGACATTTTCCAATGTTCATTGCCCATACCGACACGGTCCACTCGTTGGTACCAGAAATTGTCGTTGAGGAGCAATATCTTCCCAAACCACCTACCTTCGGAAAAACATTCGATGACACAGAACATCATGTCCTAAAGGCATACACGCCAGATGGTAATCCGACAGGTATTGGTGGTGATGATAAAGCGGGAATATTCATTTGTCTCGAACTACTCCGCGTTCTATCAAATGTGAAAGTAGGGTTATTCGTTTCTGAAGAGACCGGATGTCACGGTTCAAGCAAATGTGATATTGACTTCCTCAACGACGTCGGTTACGCCATTCAATTCGACGCACCTGGTGACCACCTAATTACCGAGTATTGCTCGGGAGTTCAACTCTTTGAACGTGATAGTGAGTTTGGTGAACGTGCCATTCGTGTGATTGAAAACACTATGGGTACCAAATTAGAACTACAGTCTCACCCCTATACCGATGTGTCACAAATCAAAATGAAGTCTGACTTCGTTTGTTTGAATATGTCTTGTGGGTATTACAATATGCACACAGCCAATGAATTCATCTCAACTGAAGATGTGGACAAAGCAATTCGTAGTGGTATCAATTTGGTTAACGAATTGGGTTTTGAAAAGTATGAATATCACTTTAAGAAAAACAACCTAACCTATGGTTACGGAAACTTATTTGATGTGGACAGTCTTAGAGATGATGATTTTGACGATTGGGATTCTACATTAGGTGACGGTCTTTACGATGAAGAAGATACCGTAGAGTTGGATGACAACATTGTCCACAAAGAATGGTCAGGGGTGAGTATCATCTCAAAACATACGGGTGAATCTGTATGGTTGAGTGATGAAGAATGTGCTTCTCTTTACGAAATTATTCGTGAGAAGGTATTATTCAAAGGGGTCGAATAACGAATAGTTATTCATCATGTTGTAAATTGAGGAGAGCTTGGCTCTCCCTTTTTTTATCTCGTAGGCATCTTTTTCAGAGTCAAATCTCTTCAGTTTGAAGTTTACCTTATTGGTTTCAGGGTCAATTCCCTCAATACTAATAAACACACCTTCTTGAGATGGAACTTTATTATTCTTACCTAATCTACCAAACTCTTCCTTTACCTTTTCTAATAACTTCACGTATTCTTTAAAATCTACAAAGTAATCGGCATCGTCCAAATCAGAATAGATATCTTCCAATACACTTAATGTTGGACCATTAAACTCCTCATTAAAGGTTTTATCATCCTCACTTTCATACGCCATCTCATAAGGGTAATCATATGGGAAAGATATGTTTACAGTTACCAAATCTCGTATCATATCCATCACACCCATACCCATATAGTGTTCACTATTTTCGTATAAGTTAATGACTTCATCTAAGGAAATTTCATAGTTATAAAAACATTCACCGTCTTTAGTCACTCCAATGTCATCTAAGATGTTACAAAGACCTTCCGTGAATTCCTTTTTCAAACCTTCAACTATTGATTGGTTTTTGGCTTGGGTAAATTCTTCAGATAACCTCTCTAAGTCACGACTAGATAAAGTCTCGGCCATAAACTCACCAATCTTATTGGCTTCCTCACGGTCCACATCCAAACCACCTTCTGTCTCTTTAATAAGTTCGGCAATTTTAGGGTCATACACTTCAAGAATATCTTTTAGAACACTCAAATGTTCTTGATTTAAATAAAACAGGTAATACCCATCTTTTAACTCTTCATCCCAATTATATGGGTCGTAGTAATCAGCATCAAAACCATATGGTTGTTCAATGGCATATTCAATATACTTTAAGTCTTCTTCACTAACCTCGTCTTCGAAAAGGCTTAAGAACTTTTCAATACCTTCAAAGTTAATCTTAATAGTGTAGTCACCTTTACTACCATCAACACCTGTAATTAAAGGGTCTCTAAGTTTAACCATTTTTGGCTCTATCTCTCCGAGTTGTAATTTTTTCAACATCTCGTATTGATTACCACCTTTGATTAATTTTCTAATCTCAGAAGATATCGGTTCAAACTTTTCCAATAAGACATTTAATGTTCTTATGGAGTCCTTTTGGTCATAAACCTCAAGCTTACCATTATCCCTAACCAATAATGCCATCTTACCGAAAATACTATCGGGAGACTTCTTATCTATGATATAATACAAACTACCTTCTTCAGTATATTTGTCAAAGTATCTGGTGTCGTCTTTTGTAGTGGTACACCATTTGGTATTTGCACCATAATAACAGGATGCTCCGTGAGACATTGGCTCAACAATTAAAAAACGGTCATCTTCATAAATTCTGTTGACCTCTTTTTTTATTTCCTTCTCTTTTTCCTTTTCAACTTTTCTACGACGAACTGCAGTCATTAACGCTTGAAGTCCCCAAATGGAATCATATTTGTTAATGTCTTTTGGTGCCAATTTAATCTTATCACCATTTACCAATGATGATATGGATTCAGCATAGTCAACATCCTCAGGTGTAATAGATGTTGCCGATTTATGGAACTGTTCAATAAGGTCGATGAATAGATTTACGTTATCGGCAACAGAGAATGTCATTGGGTTACCCAAACTAATCATTTGTTTAATCATCCACTCGGAATATTTTTTGGTGGATGAAGGGTCACCGTCAATAAGTTTTTCCAGTAACTCAGGTGCATCGGCAAAGGTAGGACTGTCCTTGTATTTATCTATAAGGTTCTCCTTTTTACCTTCGAGTAGTATGTTCTGAAATTTAATCATAAAAGTTAACTATAAATACTTGACAGTTTGGATAATTGATAAATAACCCTTATATTTGAAGTATAAATAAACAACCTATGAAAAAACTACTTTTTTTATTCTTATTGATTCCTAATCTAATGTTCTCACAAACCAAAGAGCAAATAGATTCTGTTAATTACTACTTCGGTATCTTACTTCGTCAAGACCGTGACAGTGTAAACCAATATAGAATCGAAAACGGTATGAAACAATTGAACACCGTTGAAATTGAAACTAACCGTAAGTTATTTGTAAATCCTGATGAACATATTGATTACTGTATTCGTAAGTGTCACAATGCAGAGGTGTTCTACCCACACAAAGGTATCTACCGTGAAAACTTTTATGCTGAGACTTCTATGGAGGATGACTCCAAGGAATATCAAGACCCACAAAAAGTTGCAACTTTATTATATGATAGTTGGAAACATTCACCCAAAGGACATTTTTATCTGATGATGAGTGACCCTAACTTCTCTGAAGGGTTTGACTACGAAACATTTATTGTGAGATATAAATTTTCATTTAAGGAAAATGTCAAATGTCCATGGTTGATGATTGCCACCTTCACCGTATATACCTCAGAGGATAGAAAATAAAAAAAAGGACTCCGAGTCCTTTTTTTTATTATTTGTATGCATCACACATGATTGGGTCCGGTGTCCAACTTCCGCCACCTTGTATACTGAAATCAAAACCACCCCACTTAAAAGGTTTCCTTGGTTTTCTTGATTTTCTTTTTCTACCTCCCATTGTAACAGCAAAAGACTCGACCTCAAAAGTATCCTCTTCAGGTTCAATATTTTTAGGTTTAATTTTTGTTCTAACCGCAAATGTAAATCCAATATCTGCTCTTTGGAACTTTTGAAGTGACTTTTTATCGTCACCCTTTTTCCAAATAGGACCACGAGTACACTCATAATCACCACTGTTCCAATTATCGTATTGTGGTGCGTTTGTGGTGTTAATATTTAATTGGAAATCTGAACTCGGTTTGATGTTTACACTTGCAAACGCATTCAATACATAATCTTTAACCGCTTGAGCCCTTGCTTCTGATAATTCACAGAAAGTTGGGACTTTCCCAGGAAATGTCACTTTACTCTCCAAATTAGGTATTGTTGATGATGATGCAATAACCGTCATAGACTTTAATTCACCAACACCTCTTGAATCTGGAGTTACTTTTATTGATTCACCCGCCTTTGTTACAACATCATTGATGTATGATTTGAACTCATTAGTTAAAACCGCTTCATTATATTCGAACTGATTTTTCAAATCCGCAGATAATGAAGAAAATTTTAACCCTGGTTCTTCTACTTTACCTGGATTCTCAACTTCTTTAATTGATAATGTGTTTTCTGCAGTTATAAATTGTTTTCTGAGTTCATCAACCTTTCTATTATAAAAGTTAACACAGTAGAATTGAAATGATGCTGGCATTGAATTGAAGATATTAATACTTTCTTCATCCATCAATTCCATCATCTCATCACGCTTAGATTTATTATTTCCTCTTGACATTTTCCATTGAAGATATTCTTCAATATCTTTGTCCTTATTTTCTCCTGTACGTAATGTTGCTTGCCTTTCTACAAACTCTTTGTATTCAGAATCCTGAGGAGTCAAAAGATAAAATTTTTCTCTTGCTTTGCCCTTGATTTTAATTTCATTCAACTCTTGACCAATAATTCTATCTACAATCTTTTGTATGTCGGCTTCATTCAAACGTATTACTTTCTTTGCCATAATTAAAAATCTTTTTATATAAATATATTGTCAGAAGAAAAAAAGTATTTATATTTGTAGTCAGAAAGAAAGGTTCTTTGAAAATATGGGGGTGAATTGGAATCGATTGGCGTAGATAGTCATACGGGGCACGTAGTGAGATGTTATCTATCACTTTAATCTATGGTGACACTTTTTTTAACTGGCGAAACAATCGCAAAACTTCAGGCTGTCGGTCTTATCCGCACTGAAGAAGTAACTGTGGCGTAAGACGCAACAGTGAAACGGGTCGGTGGACATATAACCTTTGAACAGAAGTCTGTATATGGGAGTCACAGGTCAGAGCTCTCTTAAATAACTCTGAGACCAGGTTGTTTATTGGTTTGTTTCCCACACACATCAAACCATTTATTTCGGAATGTTGAGAACCAACATTGACCTAAACGTGTAGTCCTTTATGGGTGATGCGAACAAGACTCGGGTTCGACTCCCGACACCTCCACCAATAACCCCTCTTCGGAGGGGTTTTTTATGATTACTAATACCATATAGACATTATCTATTGGATTTTTAATTTTATTAAACTATTTTAAATAAAAACATTTTATTATGAGCTACGTAGGAAAACATTTCCCAAATATCACGGTCAACGCCATCGATGAGATGGGTGATACATTCAAGTTGAATGTCGTTGAAAAAGCAAAATCAGAATCTAAGAAAGTCTTATTGTTCTGGTACCCTAAAGATTTTACCTTCGTTTGTCCAACGGAGATTCACGCCTTCCAAGAAAAGTTAAAAGACTTTGAAGACCGTAACACTATGGTCATCGGAGCGTCTTGTGACACCGCTGAGGTTCACTTCGCATGGTTGAATACAGAAAAAGACAACGGTGGTATTGAAGGAGTAACATTCCCATTAATCGCTGACACTACTCGTGAATTGTCAAATAGATTAGGTATCTTAGACCTCACAGAAACTTTTGATACGACCAATGGTGGTATCAGAATTGAAGGTGATAACGTTACTTACCGTGCGACTTACCTAATTGATGAGGACGGTAAAGTATTCCACGAATCAGTAAACGACATGCCATTGGGTAGAAACGTGGATGAATACATTCGTCTTATCGACGCTTACTCTCACGTTCAAAAACACGGTGAGGTATGTCCTGCAAACTGGGAAGAAGGTAAAGAAGCGATGTCAGCAACTCGTGAAGGTGTATCAACGTATTTAAGTAACAACTAAGATGACTGAATTAACACAAGACAATTTGGGTGAAATCTTATCGTCAAACAATAAGGTTATGGTCCAATACGGTGCAGGATGGTGTGGTAACTGTCGTTTGACAAAACCTAAGTTCAAAAGAATGTCCTCAGAAAATCAGGACATCACATTCGTTTATGTGGATGCTGAGAAACTACCAGGTTCACGTCAGTTCGCAGATGTTTCAAACCTACCAACCTTCGCAGGATTTGTGGACGGCAAGTTGGTGAAACAATCTCAAGGAAATAAAATTGAAGTTATACAAGACGTATTACATGAGGTTACCAATCATTAAGACATTAGTAGAGTCTGGTGAATTCGATGAAGATTACATGGAGGAGGCGATTGAAGTCCTCCTCCTAATCTCCGAAGCACGAGGTGTTAAAGACGAGGAGATGGAAGTTATCGGTGAACTGATATCCAACATCTCAGGGGCTCAAGAAGTGATGAGAGAAATCAAAAATGGAACCCCTCAGAAAGAAGCCCTCAATGGGTTTATGAAAAGAGTCGTCGGAGCAATCAATTAATTTTAATCGGCAAGTAAGATTTTATTTGGCAGAGTCCAAATTATGCTTATCTTTGTAGTGTTAATAACAACATAAACCCTACAAGACATGGCAGTAACAGGAATCAACATCGAAGAAAAAGTAAAAAACTACGAAGGAACCAGCAACTTCCTAAACTCTCTAAAAGCTAACTTGAGCAAATACGGTCGTCTCACTCCAAAACAATACACTGCGGCTGAGAAAATCATCGTATCTGAATCTCGCAAAGACGAGGTTAACGTAGAAGAACTACCTGCAAACCTCAAAGCCATCGTTACCTACAAAGGTGAGAGCACGTTCATCAACGACCTCAAAGACAAATACATGAAATACCGTCGTCTGACTGAGAAGCAAGTAATTGCAGGTTCTCAAGCAGTTGACCGTGAGGTTCAGAAAAACTCTCAAAAAGACCTTAACATCCCACTTGTAGGGGACACCATCAAAATCGGTCGCAAGATTGCCCTCGAAATCAAAAAAAGTTACGACTTGGATTTCCACCCGATTTTGGTTGACGTTACCAAATTGGTAAAATCTTCAAACCGAGCACTCCTCATCCGAGCAAAACTCACAAAAGAAAACGGTGGTATCTGCCGTTGTTGTGGAAAGACCCTCACTGATGAGATGTCTCAAATGACAGGTATCGGTCCGGTATGTGCGACTTACGTAGGTGTTAAACACCCCGCAAGTCGTCGTGACATCCCTCAATTCCAAGAGGAAATTGCAAAGAAAATCGACGAGATTGGTGAGTTCGAGTTTTGGATACCAAAGAGCTCAATCCAAAAGTGGACAGGAACAGGAGCAGTCCTAATGAAAATCTTCTAAGAACCAACAACGGGGAGGGAAACCTCCCCTTAACACCATAACAAATGAAAAAACTACTTACCCTTTTACTCCTACCTCTGACCGTATTGTCTCAACCCACATTTACCAATACTAACTATTTGGGTGAATACGAAGATGCATACTACTACATGTCAACCAATACATTCAGTTATTGGGACGCTGTGGATGATTTAAAAGAAAAAGATTCTACCCTCACCCTTATTTCTATTCACTCTCAGGGAGAGATGGACTTCATTGACTCAACAATGAATTACGGACCTGGTCAACATTACGCATGGATTGGTGCCACTGATACTGCTGAAGAAGGTGTGTTTGAGTGGTTGGACGGAACCCTATGGGATTTTGAATACTTCTCTCAAGGTGAACCGAGCAACGGTGTTAATACAGGTGGTTACGAGGAAAACTATGTAATGATTAACTACACTCAAGATGTTTACGGTCGTCACTGGAATGATGCAACCAACCTAACCGATAACTTCTTCTATCTTTTTAAAGTTGAAAAGGGTGGGAGTTCATCTCCGATGGATAGTGTATTTGTGATTGATGACAATATTGAATTCTCACCTGTCGTCGCAACCTCGCAAGATACGACAAATAATTCAGGTAACCAAACATGGGAAGATTTTTCCGCTTACGATATTCAAATTTATCCAAACCCCTTTAAGTCTTCATACGAACACTTTTACTTTCGTTCACCGTGGAGGGGTGACGCACTAATCGCAATCAAAGACCGTTCAGGGAAAGTTGTTCACCATCAGATTCATACCATCACCGAACGGGACCATCGAGTAGATGTCGGATATCTAAGTCCAGGTAGTTACATCGGAATTGTTAAGATGGTAAACCAAAAACTAAAATATAAGTTTGTAGTTATAGTTGTTGATTAAGCATCGGGAGAGGTTAGGGAGTTACCTAAACTCTCCCATCTTGTTTGACCCACAAAGTTCTTCTTCGTAGCAATTGCATTAATATTGGAGATAAACATCTCTCTAATATCACTACGAGGATGTGAAGCTATAACTGCAGAAAGAAACTCATCACTAACAATGATATTCTGTTTCAATATTGGTAAATGTTGTTCAACCAATTTCTCCAACGCACTTCTCCTTAAAATATAACTGTGGGTGTTGTAAAAGAATGTGGGTTTTACCCAATGATTAAGACCGATTCTAATCGGTGTTGAAATATTATGAAAGTTATCGTGTAATGAGTTGTGAGCCAATAAGGCCATTTCCCACTCATAACCCTGAGTCTCATCAAAGATATTCCAATCGATAGGTTCCATAGAGATAAAGTCATCTTCCAATATCATAATGGTCTTATAACCCTTCTCATACGCATCTTCCCATATTTTGGTGTGGGATATCATTCCACCGGCCTCACCCCATGTTGTGGGTCTATTCCAAAATCCATATTCAATAACCTCAGGAGACAACGCCCAACCGTCATACAACTTATATGGGAGGTTTTCTTCCGTTTGTAGTCTCTTACCTACAAAACCTTCAAATACTTTAATAGGGGTCCCCTCAGGGAATGGGAGACCTTTTGCCCTGTCCAATAGCTCTTCAATATATTCTTCTCTCAAATCTATTGAGATGATGTAGACCTGGTCTATCTGCATATTATAAACTAACTAACATATCCAACAGTTCCTGTTGTGGGAACATATCGAACTTATCTTTCCTTACATTGGTGTGGGAGAATAATCCTTTTATATCTCCTCTTCTAGCAGATTCAGAATAATCAAATGCTTTAGCACCAACGTTACTTACCCATTTAGGTAAACCTTCACAGATGTCGATACCGTCTCTTTCTGCAATATATAATATGTTTTCTTTCAACGCAAATAGTGATTCATCCGAATACCTGTGCCAATATTGGTGACCTCTAAACGGTTCTTTTAGTTTTACAATTTGAGATTCTGTAGCCTCAACACCAACATAGTTGTAATACTTACCTTTAGTTTTATCTATCCAAACGTTTTTCTTATTTACCTTATCCCATTTATAATAACCACCTTCGGTTAAATATCCAAAGTTACAGACCTCAATACCTACAGAGTTTCTATGCATATAACTGTTACCAGTACCCAAATGCCAACCGTAATTACCGTCAGGGAATGCTTGAACAATCTCACCATCATATTTGTCGTTATTACCTTTAATTGATTGACCACCAATAACAAACTCTGTGGCAATATTACCACGTTTATCTCTACCCCAATCTCTTATCACATTATATGGGTTTTCCCAACCTGCGGTGTGGTGAATAAAAAGGTATTCAGGTTTTCCATTCATTCTAAAATACTCATCACTCGGCAAATAGTCCTGTCGAATAATCATACCACCTGGTGTTGTTAATAATGCTTCGGTATTGTCTGTGCTAATAATACCCATAGCATTTAATGTTTTAGGTCCAACAATACCGTCAGGCGTTAAACCATTTTTCCTTTGCCAATTCTTCACTTCCATTTCAGTCATCGGACCAAAATCACCATCAGTAACGATACCCAAAAATTCTTGGAGTAGTTTGACTTCATCACCTTTGGAACCTAATTTTAATATCATTTTGTTTTACGTTTGAAGTATTTATTGAATAAATATTCTTACTAAATTATATAACATATTTCATTAAAAGATAGTCTTTTATCAGATGGAGAGAGTTTTAGTATTGAACTCAGACTTTTCACCCTTGAATGTTACCTCACTTAGAAGAGGGTTCATTTTGGTAGAAAAAGGAAAAGCTGAGGTTTTAAAGAAGGGAAAAGATATCGTTACATCAATAGGTAACTTTGTTAGACCTATTGTGATTAGATTATTGGACTACGTTAGGTTTAGACCTAAAAATATCGGCGTTACTCGTCGTAGAGTATTCAAAAGAGATAACTACAAATGTGTTTACTGTGGTAGTGGTAAAAACCTTACCATCGACCACGTTGTTCCCAAATCTAAAGGTGGTGACAACAGTTGGACCAACCTGGTAACTTCATGCAGTAGATGTAACTGTAATAAGGGTGATAAGACTCCTGAGGAGGCTGGAATGAAAATGTCTCACAAACCATACACTCCGAATTTGTTCTCAAGAGTTTTGGATGATTCAGTGGAGGAAATTTGGATTGATTTCAAAAAGTTATATTACTAACAAAAAAAGGTGTCCAAATGGACACCTTCCTTAGATAAACCTAACCTCCTTTTCTTTTGTTGGTTTATGAAACGATATTATCTCTAATATCCTTCATCTTCGCGTCCATTTTGGTGTTAATGTCACCCATCACTGGACTCAACATGTCAACAAACATGTCTTCTAATTCTTTCTCACTATTTGGGTCCTGAGCAAGTTTTGCAACTTTGCTTTTCATAAACTCAGGTAGATTGTCTAAATATTCAGTTGAAAAGTCTTCGTTGTAAACCTCAGCCAATTTAGAGGCCAAGAAACGAGGTTCCGTAAATAATTTAGGAACATCTTCAATGTCAGTATCACCAACCGCTTTCTCAACAACTTTTTTCTCAAACTCACCAATGTTTAACTTACTCATCAAAAAATCTGTAAGTTTACTTTTTACGGTTTCCATAAATTGTGGTCCATCATCTTCAAACATTTGATTAAGAACAACCAAAAGGTTTTCATTAACCAATTCAGTGTTGTAATTTTGTTTTCTTAAATACTTCACCTCAGAAACTATACCCGAAACATTTTCAGCAATCATCAAACGAGTTTTAATAACCTTAGATTCGTTAAGTTTCTTTTCTGAAGTTTTTTTAATCTCAGTTATATGTCTTTTTAAATTTTTCATTATTTAAATTTTTGACCTGAAACTGTATTATCTGACCAATTTATTCTAAACTCAGGTGAGAAACTACTCATACGGTCTAAACGAAAATCGGTACCACTTTTTCTTAATTTACCTTCAACAAATTCAACATCACCAATTCCCCACTTACCACCGTGTTGGTCTCTACAACGGTCTAAATAAAGTGCGGTAGCTTTAAGGTTGTCAATATCAATAGCATAATCATCAGTTGCTAATTCATAGAATGATTTAGTTGCAGTTTTACAAAATTCTTTAGTGACTTTTCCACTCTCAATAATATTATTTAAATTCTGTGAAATTTCATCACCACTTCTTTTTTTCATTCTATACATAGGTAATGATGTAAAACCTAAACCTTCAAAGACTGTTGGATTTAATTTTACCAAATCAACCACTTCATAACTGTTAATAGTTTCATCACCAGGGAAGGTTAACACATAATCTTCTCTCATTTTATTTTCAATGGCAGTTTTAACTCCCTGATATTTTGAATCTGATAGAATATTTTTAATTCCTCCCCATCCTTCGACTGACGCCTTTTTCTGAATTTGGTCACCATTCAAACCTACTTCTTCTTCAGGTCTCTTTTCAGGTTCTGTAGATGATTGTTGACCTTGTTGCTGTCCTTGTTGCTGTCCTTGTTGTGGTTCTTGTTCTAACTCAACAGGTTTTTGACTTTTTCTCACATAAGCAGATTTAATCTTTTCTAATTGATTATCTGTCAAATCAGACGATACAATATCAAACTTTGAACTTCCAGGTGTATAGAAAATATAACCTCTATCAGCCCCTCTACTCTGTTCTTTAACAACCGCACGACTCTCAATCAATAAACTTTCTAATCCCAATCTAAACTTATTCTCCTGAATGGTGTCAAATTCTATATCAAAGAAATTAGGGTCATACTCAAAATAAAATGGATGTTTTTTCTTATCAACCAAATACCTGACCATATAATCCACAAATAAATCATCTCTATTGTTGTCATTCAATTGTCCATTTGTTTCTAATGACAATAATATAGACGATATCGAGTTTAAAGCATCTTCTTCATCAAACCTAATCGGAGTCTCACTCTGTCCATTATAAAACTTAACAGTCTTCATAAGACCAGCTAATTTATCTCTTAAATCACCACCTTGATTATCATCTACGACGACGACATCATCACCCTGTTTATTATCTACAGGTGCATCATTAGGACTTACACCTTGGTCTACACTTCCTTGTTCTGAGCTTCCTTGTTCTTCGCCACTAGTTTCAGTATCGACGACTGGTGGTCTAACGGGGTCAGGTCTTTCTTGTTCTAATAATACGGCTAATCCTTTTTTCATTTTATTATTGACTTATTTATAATCACTTAATTTTATTTTTTGTGTACCAATATCGACAACATACTCATTGTTTTCAATGAATACTTTATAATCAACGGGTACTTGAACAGTGTTTCCACTACTATCTTTTTCTTCTCTGTAACTAGCAATAAGAATCTCTCCGTCCTTTTCCCAAATCGCATTCTTAACTAGTTCAGGTGCAGCTTCCTTAACGGCATCTACTGTTAATTCTAAAGTTCCTTCCTCATCAAAATCTATACCTTCTTCTTTCCCTTGACCTGTAATTGCATCCCAAGCACTACTTAGTCCAGAGGTCAAACCATTGGCAGCATCTTTTAAAAGTGTCCAAACATCGCCAACACCATATCCTTTTGGGTTACCTGAAGCCCAAGCTAATAATTTTGATAATGCCGACTTTTCAAAGGTACCTACAATTGGAATTGCCCATTCAAATTCACCATCGGCAAATGTTTCTTTCAAATTTCTACCAGTTTTAACAATGAATTCTTCAATGAAACTTTCAAATTCTTCTTGAGATTCGGCTTCCGCATTTGGGTATGGAGCATCTAAACCAAAAGAGGTGAATATTTTATTAATACCTAATTGAATATTTAATGACGACGCTAATGCTTGACCTGCATCGTAAATGACATTGGCCATAATACTACCGTATTCCGCATATATTAAACTTACCATTGCATATGATAGAACTGCAGCTTTAGATGATGCTGAACTATTTCTTACGGCAATTTTATATAATTTAGAAAATTTAGCCCATTGACCTGTAATAAGATATTGTTTTAAATCTTCAGGCCAAACAACCTTAATCCATTTGGCACCTTTTTTCATATTAGAAGTTGTCGGTGTTGTACCTCCAATCCAATTTAACATTTGTTTTCTAAATGGAATAATATTTTTTATATTTTCACCTATTTCAACTCTTGGAATTATTTGTCCAAAAAAACGTTTACCTAAATCATATATGTTAGAAGCAAAATTCGATGGGTCCTCTCTTCTTATTTCTCTAAAAATCTTAAAGGTGTCTTTATCAGAATTTTGAATAACATTTTTTAATCTACTATCAATATCTAACTCCATTAAAGCTTTGGCAGCACCCTTATTTGCTTGCATCTCAAGTAGATTCAATTCTCTACTAATCGCTACAGAATATGCATCTATTAATTCTTGAGCCTTTACAGGGTCAGTAATAGTATCCATATCGTTAGCAAATTGTTCACTTAATGCAATCATTCTTGCCTTTATTTTTTCAGTATCTTTAAATAAAGCCCTATAAAAATCACCAAACCATGTTTTACCACCTTTTGCGTTCGCGGCTTTGGCTAATTTTGAAATATTTAATTTTATATAATCAGCGGAGTCTGCTAAATCACCCAATGACGTTTTTCTAAAAAATCTTCTTAGTGAGTCTTCAACAAACTTAGGTAGTGGGAGGTCAGAACCGCCTTGCATGAATTCTATAAATTCATCTGCAGTATTATACTCATCCACAATTCTGGCTAAATCCGAAACATCTGTTCCCGCAAGAATTTCAGCAATACTTTCCATTAAAACTGCATCTATTTCAGGAACACCCTTACCTGCTAACTCTCTAAATACATATTTTAATGTTTCATCACTAAACTCATCTAAATTTGCAACAAATGAATCTAAACTATCAATATTTTTTAATTCCTTCTTAATAATGGAGTTAGGAGATTTTTTACCCGCAATGAATACATCATCAAACACTTTAGGGTCAATTGTTTGATATAATTTATTAGACTTAAATTTTCCAAATAATGACGTTAAAATATCATCTACAGCACCAGTTGATGCTTCACTAATAACATCCTTATTATAAGGTGTTACTTGAAATCCCATCAATTCTTTAATTCTAATATTTTCTTTTAATAGAGCGTCCATGTCTTTTAATTTATAAATATGTCTTATTTTTAATTATACTAATTTGAATTTAACTCATCCTCTATGTCTTTAAACATATCATCTTGTGAGAAATCATCAAATGTTGGTGTTGGTAAATTGTCATATGCCTTTATCGAATCTGACTTAGCTCGTACCAATAAGTGAAAGGCCGGTCTATGTTTTATTGAATCACCCACCATACCACTAAATGTTTTTGATGCTTTTTGAACTATTTTTTTACCCTCTCTTGTGTTTGTATCAATACCGGAAGATAAACTATCAATTACTGTTTTCATATCATCAGGGTTATCAATTCCATTAGAGACAAACTCCTGAGCAGTTTCATATCCGTAATTATCAACTATACTTTGAACTAATAAATTCATTCTTTTATATTGCTCTTGACTAAAAGTGGTTGTATTAAAAATCTTCCAAATAACAATCGTTAACGCCGTACCACCTTGCATACCAAGCTCTTTCCACCAGTCACGGTCCTTAAATGCCAATTTCTTTAAGAATTTCTGGCTTTTTGTGGTTTGTTTAACTATTTGTTGAATATCTTTAGCTATTAATTCTGGATTTTGTTTTATTACTCTCGAAAATGCATATTGTAAAGCTTCACCATTTGGTTCATTCTTTAAACTATCATAAAATCTAGCCATATCGTCCGCATTCTTTATACCTGCTTTACTAACTCTTTCTGATAATTCTGCTGCCATCTCTTTAGTCAATTTACCCGCAAGACCCATAGACCTTAAAAGTCCCGGACTTAATACAGGTAAAAAAGAAAATACTATACTAAGATTGGCAGCAACAGGGTCACCTAAACTTCTTTCAGCAATAGAGATTGGTATGTTTAGTGCTAATTCAAGACCAATTTCAAGTAATATTTTAAGAACTAAAGGTGTTGCAGTACCCGCAGTAAAAAACTCAACAGCAATAATGATAAGGATACTACCAATTATTTGTATTGTAGTTCCCCATTCTTTAACTGTCTTTTCCCACCATGACATAAAATCTTCAGGATTTGGTGCTTCATAAAATGTACCATCCTTTGACCTATATCCGTTAAATACCCATTTATATTCTGTTTCTTTATTCAATAATATTGAGGTTCCATATTTCTTTCCTTTATCGGTGAAGCTTGAAACTGTCCCCAAGGGTAATAACCTATTTAAAACTTCTGCAGTTAAATCTTGGAAAAAGATATCATGGTTAGGATTTGCTTCTCTCCATTTCTGAATATATTCTACCGCATATGGGTAGTCAGAAGGAACTGCAATACTTTCTCTCATCTTTAGACTACCATTATCGGGAAAATAATTAGCGACAGGTCGTAGTGACCCATTATTAGGTGGTACCCCACCCGAAGGTTGATACTGTGTGATATACCCCGGTATTGGATATATATCCTCATCAGTAATTCCTTTATTTGGCTGTTCAGTTAAATTTTGAACTTTTACATTCTCACTAAGAGTTTTTGATAAATCATAACTCATTTTAAGTAAGATGTCCCTTAATATTTGTTCGTTTCTCACCATACCGGATTAGCTTTATCTCTACTTATCCCTGTTTCCCACTTAGAGGTCGTATCTATTGGATTGGCCTTACCTCTTGTTAAACCAGTTGTCCATACATCCATTGCAGGTCCTGAAGGTGCTGGTTCACCCTCACCTTCTTGTTCATCAATCTCACCCTCATTTACGTCTTCATCATCAGGATAACAGTCACAACTTTCATCGTAACCATCCAACTCCTCGTCAAGACCCATGATTTCTTTAATTCGTGAAATATCTTCTTTTAACAATTCCATAAGGAAACATTTCTCTATAAATAGTTTGTTAGTAAAGAAAATAAAACATATATTTGTATTATGAATGAAATGTATGAAATAGGATACCCCGTCTATGTAACTAGAAAAAACATTGTTGTCACAATTGAAGAATCTGAAATTGTGGAGGACACATTACTTTTTTATACTTCTGACGGATTATGTTACGCATATAATGAACTCATATTTTTAAAAGTACCCAATTATCAGGACCCAATACAAAATATGGTCAAGACTAGGTTAATGGAGTGCTTCACAAAAGAATCTTTACTATTAAAACAAATTGAAATTAAAAAACGTTTATCCGAATATGATAAAAGAAAAACTACTACCACTACTAATCTCACTTTTTTTGGTTGGTTGCGAAAAGTCCTATCCAACATACCCTTTATTGGACGGAGAATACGTAATTGATATCGTTGTTGCAAATTATGAATACCTAAATCAAAGGTATGACACCACATATTACGACGGTACATTCGTATTACCGAACCCAATAAGTCCACTGGACTCTTTCGAGGTGGGCAAGACCAGATTTAAAATATCTTACAACAACCAAAGATTCTATTGGGATAAAGGAACTAATATCAATGGGTCACCTTGGGACTACTCACCATATGCTGAAATGACTTTAGGAACCAACGTATATGGTCAATGGGAAAAATTTATATTGGATTTTTGGGATTTGAATGGTGAGAACATCCGAAGACCTTTTATATTGATAGAACCACAGTCTACTGAACAATTTACATTAAGGATGACTCAATACCCTGATGTTGAAATGGGTTCGTCCGACGATATTAAGTTTGTGTTCTACAAAGTAGGTTTATAAAAAAAGGAGGGTTTCCCCTCCTTTTATTTTTTTAGTATCTCTTGAATTGTTTCAATATTCTTAATGAACTTCTCAGGATTGTTTTTCGCCCACTCTTTAATCGATGGTGGAAGTTGTGATTTCTCCAATTCTTCCATCACCAACACTGATAACTCTTTGTCTTTATCTTTAACCTGTTCACTCATTACATCACCGAAGACATGATATAACTGTCTGTTCAATGATGGTACACTCGTCTTAAATGAAATTTCATATCCGTTCTCATTTGCCCATTTCGTTAAACTCTTTGGGTCTAAAAACTTATCTTTCTGAAAGGGGAATTTACTCTTAAGTCTCTCTGGAGATGTATAAATACCGAAAATCTTCATTGACGGACTAACAATCAAGGTTATCTTTTGACTATCAAGACCGAACATTGTTGATTTTTTTAGGTATATTTTACCTAATAGCTTCGATATTAATTCTTTTATATTCTCCATACCAATAAATATCATCAACCCAACTCTGCGTCAGGTAAATTTCCCTTTACTATATAATATTCGTTCAAAAATGAGATGAGACTATCTTCGTCCATGTATTCATCACCGTCTTCATCATCCCAATCCCATTCATCATCTTCCTCATCAAAGAAACCTTCAAATGTCTCCTCAACATATCCAAACTCCTCTAAAAACTCGTATTCAATGATATCTTTTCTGACCATATCAAAGTCATCTTCCATCGTTCTGAACTCGACAGATAGAACGTTAGAATCTTTATTTATATAATGTGAAATTATTTCTACTACTTCCATTTTAATTTTTGAATTAAATTCTTATTTTATTACAAATATCAAATTTTATCCCAAAAGATACACTTTAAACAAGATTTATGAAAATAACTTCAACAAACTTCGACAACGTTTACTTAATTGAGGAGGACGTTCATTTCGATGACCGAGGCTTTTTTATGGAAACATGGAATGAAATGTCTTATTCTGCAAAAGGTCTAATCAATGATTTACCTGGCGAGATGGCAGCCAAAGATGATGGTACAATGTTCAATACCTATTTTGTTCAGGATAACCTGTCTCAATCAAAACAAGGGGTTTTCAGAGGACTTCATTACCAAACAGGTCTACATGGTCAATCCAAATTAGTTAGAGTCTTACGTGGGGCGGTAGTGGATTTCATCGTTGACTTAAGAGAGAAGTCAGACACCTACGGCAAGTTCGATTACTTCCTATTAAATGAATGGAATAAAAAATCTTTGTTTATCCCTCCGTATTTTGCTCACGGTTTCTTATCTTTGGAGGACGATACGATATTCACCTATAAGTGTGGAAACTATTACGACAAAACATCTGAGGGTAGTATTAATTACTCAGACCCTATCATCAGACACGTAAAAGATAATGACAGCACCATTGTGGATATCATATCAAGTTACATTCCTTATATTAATGAGGATAGTTTGAATATATCATATAAAGATAAACACGCACCTAAATTCTTAAAACGTAAATACTGATATGGAAATCATTAAAAACATGCAAGCTTTAGACAAAGCACGAAACATTATTCATTCTTGTGAGACTTACAAACAATTGGACACAGCTCAAAGATTCTGTGAGTTATATTACGAAATGTTTGAAGACCGAGTAAACTACGAACGTTTACTTCGTGACATCACCGTTCGTAGAGCCGAACTTACTTTTGAATAATAAAAAACCCCTCACTTGGAGGGGTTTTATTTTTAATATGCTACTTTACTACAACCACTTTTAATACAATCTTTTTCCCATGCTTGAAGTTCTTTTGTATTAGGTCCTTTCATTCTGTTAATATATTTAGGACAATCCCCACATTCCTTATTTCCACCTTTTTTAGGTCCACCTGCTCTCATACATTGGAAGAACGTATTTTGGAAACAATTACTATCATTAGATGATTTACACTTTTCAATGGCACTATACAAACATTTATTAATGGACTCAGAGTCTTTCATTTTAGAACTCCCACCATCAATTAAAGTCCACCAATCTTCTCTACCTTCTTTATCTTTATCTTTTGGTTTTTCGTTACAATCACATTGAGGTAATTGTATACACCCACCCACTGGACTTGCATTTTGACTACCGAGTGCCGTAAGAGTTTTCTTACCAACAGACCCATCAACCGTCAATTTCATTGTCTCTTGAAATTCTTTAACCGCCTTTTGAGTTTCTTTTCTAAATTTACCATCACATTTAGTCCAGTCTTCTTTACACCCTTTGTTGATACCACCACCTTCTTTTTCAACATTGAAACCACATTTAACCAATGCGTTTTGAATTTTTTTAACTACATCTCCATTTGACCCGAACTTTGCTTGTTTTCTTTCACAAAGAATATCACAAAGGTCATCGCCTTGTTGTATGATAGGTAATCTAGCCTCATTAATGACCGATTCTAAACTTTCCATAATAAGTCTTTCTTCCAATAATTTATTGGCTTCTTGAATATGTCTTATTTTGCTATAACTCTTTCTCATGATTAATTAAATTTCTTAAATCTGTTAAAATTCTCTAAGATTGATTCTCTCTGAGTTTTGAATGATTCGTGTAGGTCCTCGTCGATTTCTTCATACATACCACATTCCATACATTCTCCTTCTACTAATGCTGAACCACATTCTTCACACATTTCTTTTTCTTCCAACTCCTCAACTGTTTCACCACCTTCCGGTCCTTGTGAAATAAAGTCATATGCCGGGTCAACAGCCGATACATCCATATCTGGAGCGTCAATAACCATTTGTTCGTGTAAGTTGTTGTCGTAAACTTTTACATCACCAGTATTACTTACCTGAAGACCGTTTTTATCTTGTGCCAAATCCTCAACCGTTAATGGTGTTTGGTTAGATGGAACATTTCCTGTCGCATAACCATCATAGAAACTTCTATGTGTGTTGAGGATTGATGCTCTCTCCTCGTCTGAAATCATTGTGTAACCTCTCATAATGTAGTATTTTTATATAAATAGTGTTTGATTATGAAAATTTCTTATCTTACCTTTGTATAAACGGATAAAATATGGAATACATGAACCTCACAAGAGACGACATCAACGAAATGGCAGAAGGTGCCATAATTTTAGATAACTTAGACGGAGCCATTATTGGTGTTACAGAAGAGTTCGGTAACGGACCACGAATTCTCTATTCTGTAAATAAAATATTAGACATCCTCACCAATGGAGGTGCTATCGACCGAGAGGAAGCATTAGAATACTACTACTACAATATCGTTGGTGGGTATTTCGGTGAACAAAACCCAATTTTTTTATCCGACCATTTGGTATATTAATTCATAAACCTTATCTTTGTTTAAGAATTAAAGATAAGAGTTATGACAGTTATTTCACCAAAGACCATCGGAACCGACTACAAAGAGAACAAGAAACTTGGACGTTTTATTCGTCAACAACGTTTCAACGTTAAGGACGAGGGTGGTTTGTCAGAAATAGACTTTCGTATTACCTATATCAAGCCTCACGATACTTGGGTTGGTGAAATCAAAGTCAATATCGTAGCAGCAGGTAAACTGAAGAGATGTTATTGGTATTCAACCAACGAGTCACTTTCATTAAAAGAGTATGGTTCTCGCACTTCATCTCGTAACCGCAATGAAGAAATCAGAAGAATGGCACGTGCAGAGTTGAGTAGTTTCCTGAAATACTTCGGTGTTAAAGGTTACAATATCACTGTAGGGACAATCAAAGTCGTAGATTCACTATAGACTCTTTCTCATAATAAAGGACCTGAGAGCAAGACGGGCTAACTGACGGATTTCACTATTCAAGTTTTCTAAGGTTGGCTCGATTTCTTTTTTCTCCAAACTATCAAACGCCAATCCAACCATAGTGTGTTTTGCTTTCTCAGCCAAATCATAAAGTTCTTCAAACTCTTCCTCGTTGTAGTTACCGTATTTTTCGTGTTGAATGAAACTTTTTAGATAATCGGCACCTGAATAGATAAAGTTTGTAGATTCCAACATATTGATAACACCTGACATCCTTAGAGCTTCAAAGAAATCATAAATATTCTGATTAGGTTTACCCAAAACTGATTGGACACCTTCCCAATCTTTCCAATGGTAATTTGCACCTTCAGTCATCTCCTTCTCTTTGATGGTTGTAACCACCTCAGGGTACACAGAACCAACGTTCTCTTCTTCTTTACCCTCGTAGTCCACCACCTTTAATAAGTGTCTAAAAGCGTTTAGAATACCCGCTCTCTTATCATTGGTGTCAACCACAGTCCATGGTTTGGCTTCCTTTGTTTGTTTTAATACCTTGTTTTTATACTCAGTATACTTATCCCACTTATCAATAGACTTCTCATCATTCGGTGAGAACTTCCAATACTTAAGTGGTGACGCCTTTCTAAGTTCAAATCTTTTTTTCTGAGTTTCAGGTGTAATACTTAACCAGAACTTTACTAACTCAATACCCTTATCCAATAGGGATTGTTCAAACTGATTTACATTCTCCATAAAATCCAAATATTCCTCCTGAGACGAATAACCCATTACTGGTTCAACAATACCTCTGTTGTACCAACTCCTATCGAAGAAGTTAATCTTTCCTGGCTGGATTTCTTTTTCATAACGACCAAACCAATCCTTTCTCTCCTCAGGGGTTGGAATACCCAATGCAATAACATTAAAATACTTAGGGTCCAAGTATTCTGTCATTTTTTTGATGGTACTTCCCTTACCTGCTGAATCTCTACCTTCAAAAACTACTGCTATGGCTTTACCTGTTTTCTTCACGTATTCTTGTAGTTTTAATAACTCAACCTGAAGTGGTAATATCTCTTTCTTAAATTGTTTTCTACCAATCTTAGACTTCTCAGGTTCTTCACCACCATATAAAAATTCATCTTCCACGTCGAAGTCATCGTTAGGGTCTTGTTCTGTTCTTTTTGATAAAGAATCCACGTAGTTTTCAATATAATCCTTAACATTTTTATCCTTATCACCCCCTTTAAATAATTTACGGTCTAAGTTCCTTAAAAATAAATCTGTAATGTCATCGTCACTCAATTCATCTAATAAACTGTTAAGTAATTCAATATCTATATGACTATCAACTAATTTGTTAGTTAAATCCTCTTTTGTTTGTTCGGTTAAAGATTGAATGTAATTTTGAACTTCAGGTCTATCACCATATAAATCTAAAACTCTTTTAACAAATCTATCAGGGTTTTTTCTAATATATTGTACCAAGAATGGATTTAAGTTTGAACCTCTATCACCAAATAAGTTCATAATTTCCACATCTCTTGAATCATCACCCTCTTTACCCTTTTTACTTAACTTGGCCTTTGTTGTATAGAGTTGTTTTTGGTTTGTATTAGATAACTCTTTTAATTTTTCTAATATAGCTTTAGAATTTTCAACCTCAATACGTCCACTTTCAATTGCACGTATATCTCCAATAATTGCTTGATTAATAAAATCTAATTTATTTTCTTTATTGATTGGCTTCACTCCTTTTAATAATTCAACGAAATAATCAATTTCATCACCATCTTTTACTATTCGTCTGACTCTACCAATCACATCACCTGATTTGTTTTTGATTGATAATGCAACACTATTATGGCTTAAATCATAGATTGAACGACCTCTTTTTGTTGTGTCAGTGCGTCTTCTGTCTGTTCTGGTGTATTGAGGGAATTGAACCAATAATTTACTTGACGGTACCCCTCCCAAATTTTTAACATAAAGTCTTCCTTGAGAATTTACCGAAAAATTTTCAGTGCTTGACATTATGTGATTAATAATATCACTTTTTTTGTATTGATATATAATGATTTCATTCAGGTTTCCTTCAGTTGCAAATAAGAACCAATCAATGGTATCAAATGAATCATCAGAAGTGTAAATTTTTTCTACTATATCTTTCACCCCTTTCTTATCAAAGTGAAGGTATAGTCTATTCAAAATTTGACTAATTGCCGGTGAAGTAAACTTCAAATCATTACCACTGGGTCTCACACTCGGTAAATCACGGATTAAAGACTTTATCAATGAGGTGCCTTCACCTTTAACATGTTTCTGAACCGCTTTTGTGATACCACCAATCGATTGTGAGCCTTCAGGACTAAATGATTTATTAAACTTGACTGATATATTCTGACCCTCAGAAGGACCGGTTATAATCTTCACATCAGTTTTATCAGCATTACCCTGATTCTCATTACCCTCAACATTACCCCCAAAAATACCAGCAATCAAACCTTCAAAGGTTTTACCTCTGGTTCCTGCAGAATCATAGTTGATAATAACATCATCATACCATTGAATAAAACGTTGTTGAGTTTCAGGTTTGGTCTTTTTAAGTTTTTCAGTTTTATCAACACCAGGTAATTTATAAACTCCTGACTCACCCAAAGGTTGTGGCCATGTTTCAATGATACCTTCTTCATAGTAAGTTGATAATGCCTGTTTCATTGCTGCAGATGTACCCTGAGCAGTTGCGTTGAATGGGGAACTTCTACCGATAGACTTCCCATATTGTTTTTCCAACTCATTATCTTCCTGCTCTTTGAGGCTCATACTCTTCTTTTTGTAGTCTGAATACAACATCCACAAATCTTCAGTAGATACCAAGCTAAGACCGCGACCATTTTCCCAATCCACACTTATAATGAGTCCGTCTTCTTCAAAAGGGTCTTTTGTAATTTTTTCAACTACACCTCTCAGACCTGGAGACATACCAGACTCACCTGCCATACTCACTAAAACTATTTGGTCACCTTCTTTTACCTCTGGATTAAGCATATAATGATGTTTTTAGTATAAATACCACCAAGAATATATTTATACATAAAGTAGTATAAAATGCAATACGTAATAACTGAAGAGCAATACAGAAGAGTCCTAACAGAGAACTTCTTCAAAAGAACGGAAACTCGTTTGAAAAATGGTTACAATGAACTTAAAAATGTAATCAATTCTGTCGCTCAACAAATGAAAATGTCGTTCAGGTTCTTACTTACCTATGGTGCTGGTATCAACGGTATTTTTGAGATGGTTAAAAACAGCATGGGTAAGTTATCGATGGATATCGGTGATGCAAATATGAACTACTTAATCCTATCAGCTATCAGTTTGGTATTCTTTGGTTATAGTGACTACAGAAAAATCTATAAAAGAGTTAAGAGTGAGGGATTAGAAGACCCATTCAAAGTGGCGCTTCAGGAAACTTTAAGTATTAAAGAAAGATTACAGGTAATCTTAAATGATATTTTAAAGGACCCAATCTACACCGCAATCGATATCTTAGCCTACACACACTTATTATTTGTCTTACCTCTTGCGGAATTAGAATTCTTTAACAATCCTGAACAGCTTGAAATCGCCGCTGAAGCGTTAATGAAATCTTCATTCATCACAGCGTCAGGGGTTGTCGTTAAAAAGTTTATCGAAAGTTTAAAAGAAAAACTTTCCTCCAAAAAGAGCGAGAGTGGTGTTGATGAACCTCAGGATGGACTCCAAGAACCTCAGTCAGATATCGCATAATTGATGAGTGAGCTTCCTCCAACGTATTATTCTGTTGGTATTTGTGTGGAATCTTATCGGTATTGTATTTCTTTTTCCAAATAAAGGAACGGTCTCGTTTTTTGATTAAAAACAATCTGTTACCATTTTCATCATGTTTCTCCTCAATAATAAATTGTTTGAGTAGATACTGAGGAAATTGGTCAAATGTCGGCATAATCATACGAAATTAAAATCTTTATTTACTTCGAAGTAGTGAACTCCCATTGAATAATAAATAAGTTTGGCATTTCCTTTTTCCACCTGATTTCCCATTTGTTTGTATTTTTCAGCCTCACCATTTTTAATTCCAACCATCTTTCTACCTGGTACGGTTATACTTTCAGTGTGACTATTGACTAAAATGGGTTGAGGTTTTGAAAAGTCCCAAATCTTATTTATGAGTTGAGTTTTTGTTCCTGAGACACCGAGTCCCATACCTTTACTGATAATCTTCAACTCTTGAAGGGATAGTTTTTTTAATTGGTCTTTTGATGTTACTTCCATAAAATCTGAATTAAAACAATTACAAATGATAATATCAAAGAAACAAGGTTTTTGGTGGTTAATTCTTCACCCAAAACAAAATAGGTGAGTGACATCATTGCGAAGATACCGATGGAGTATTGGATAAGTCTAGCACTCCATGCTGACCCCATCATATCGTATGCAAAACGAGCACCATAAATAAATAAAAAGGACAATGGAACGCCGATTACAATGGCATTGAACCATGGGTGTTCTCTAAACCACGGCCACTTCACCTGTGCAAATTGTTGGAACCACGCACCCGTTTGGGCTAGTGTAAGAAATAATATGGCTAATAACGCTTGTTTCATCGTTACAAATATACGCAAATAAAAAGAAACATCAAAAGTTATTCTGACGTTTCTCCGTATGTCAACTCGTGTAGGTCCTCCAAAAACTCGTTATCGTAGTCCCAGTCGTAATACGCAGATGCGTCAAAAGGTGCCTCATCCAAAGAGTGTTTGTTAGGTCTTACAAGAGTCGTTATTTTAAAATAATCAACTCTGTTTTTCATAAAAATTAGGGGATTTTGGTCCGTTACTAATAAATACTTTTTATGGACCTAATAAGACAGTAAAAAATCAAAAAGTTTTTAACTTTCTAACTCGATGTCCCAAGCACTATATTCGTAACCAAATTTGACCGTTGTATTGTTGGCTTCACCACCTAACATCCAGTCAAAACTACTAGATAAAAACAATCCAATAATGTCATCACTATCGTCTAATGAAATCTCTCTTTTTCTGAACTCACCATCATTAAAAAGTTCTAAATCCTTAAAGAATCTAAATTGTATTCCTTGGAATTTATCTAACTCATGATTAAAAGAACCAATATCTGGGTCAGGTGTGTTAAATGTAAATTCTCCCTCAAAATAGAGCTCACAAGTATGATTTTTTCCGTCGGATGGTTTCCACCAATTAAAATTTAAATTACTAATCTTAGGTTGAGTGTTTCTACCGTTTTTAGATTGGAAGACAAACATCTGAACCTGTATGGACCTTTTTACTCTTTCTTCAAATGTCTTCTTATCCATATATCTTTTTGTATTCTTTGGTTAAGAAGTCGACCAACTCTTCAATGTCGTCATTTGAAAGTCCGTGAACCTCTGAATTTCTATAGAACCAATCACGGATTACCTCTTCAGGTTTTTGTCTTCTTAATTTGACAATTCTTCTAAATCCAGCAATCTCTGCCGGAACTTCGTGGGCTTGTTTGTAGTATTCCGTATCTTTTGAAGTATCGTATCCTTTTCTTTCGGGATTAAATACAAGTTCGTAATTCTGTAACATATGTTCCAGTTCGTGACGAACAGCATCATTTAAATCTGCAACTAAATCGTAATACGCCTCAGGAAACTTATTAGGGTTTTTTATAATCGCCATTTCAATTACGTCATCATCATGAGAAATATCTGTGTCTATTAAGTAGTCGGGTTTAATAGATAAGTCTTCATTTACATTAATTTCAACAGTAAATTCAGGTAGGTCGGAAAAGATATAAACCATGTTATCTCCCACCAATTCTTCGGGTAAGTGGTAATAACCAGGACCTTTTTTAATTACATTTAAGATGTCTCTGACCACGGTTCTAGTTACCTCATCCATATTTCTTCCTTCGGTAAGTAGACCTTCTTTTTCTATCGACTCGTAAATTTTATTTTTCATCAAATCAATAATCTCCTGAGGGTTTTGGTCCTCATAAAAAGCAGTCTTAATTCTGAAGTAAAACTTTCTAAGAAGGTGTGATGCCATTTTTGGTTTCGCCCCCAACTTAATAAGTTCTTCTCTTATACCATTAATATAATCATCGAATTCTGGTCCCATATTCATAAATACTGTGTATTATAAATATCACAAAGCATTTAATCGGGTCGGTATGGATAGTCCAAAACCAATTTCAGGAGTTTTTGAGATATTCAACATAAGTGATACGTCCACCATTCTGTTTTGTTGTGTCAACATCTTAAGGGGATGAACACGAATTAAAAAGTCAGGATAAACCTCATATTCGTCAAAGGGTAAGAAATCTACAGAAACACCAGCACCCACATTAACACCATTATTAAAGAGGGCTAAGTTTATCCCTAATGTTCGTGGAAAGTAGTTTTGGTATTGTGTTGAGTTATCTAACCTTCCATAGTCATATATTGTATACATTCCGAAGGGTGAGTATTCGGTGGTAAGGTTGATATTGTCAGTGCAAAGGACCACATCCTGAGTTGCAGGAATAAATCCGATGGTTGATGATTGTGAGTATCCTTTAATACCCAACAATAAAAGTAATGTTACTATTGTCCGTCTCATAAAATTTGTCTATTATCTACAAAGATACAAAAAAAATTTAAATGGGACTACTAAAAGAATATTTTTTGAATAATTTACCTAACAACGATGATACGTTGGAAGAAATGTATTATCTTTGTCTCAAAGAAAAAGAATACGATGAGCAATTTGAAGGACATATTCAAGAAGGAACTACAACTCAAAGGTGATAAAGCGTTGTTGGATGCTCGCTATATGGGTATCGGACACGATGATATCTTTACAGCATACGATGAGTTGGGTATGGACCTACCAATCAAGATTATAAAAAATACTTGGTCACAGGGTTTTACGGACCACGGTTGGGGTAATGGATATGTTCGCATTGCTGAGGGTCATAAATACTACGGTAAGACTTATGATGATATTCCTGTCAATGTTCACGGAGGATTAACTTTTGGTGACCACGTTATGGATAGTAACAAATGGTCTGACGGATACTGGGTAGGATTTGATACCGCACATTACGGAGATAACTCAGATACTTGGACCATAGATGCGGTATCGGATGAGACCATACATTTATTTAATGAAATCTACGGGTTATCCTAATGTTAAGTTTATAACATTTCCCTTTGTTTAGCTATACCTATATGTAGTTATAGTCAAATTACTAATAACAGATGAAAAAAATCATTTTAGGTATTCTCCTTACACTCTCGATTGTAAGTTGTAAAACAAATACCGAACCTCAACCTGAGGAAAAAGTCATATCGGGATTATTAACTGAAGATACTTATTGGTATTCTGACACCATCTATGAAATGGCAGGAAGAGTTGTTGTTGATTCAGGTGTTGTTCTTAACATCGAACCAGGGACCATCATCAAAGCCCGAGACGGACAAGGTTCCCTATCAACGGCACTCATCGTTGCTCGTGGTGGTATGATAAATGCTGAAGGTACACCACAAAATCCAATCGTATTTACATCCATCTACGACAACGGTGATAATTTAGATGTTTCAGACCAAGGATTATGGGGTGGTATCGTTATCTTAGGAAACGCACCAATATCTGCAGATGCTACTGAAGCATTAATCGAAGGACTACCAGCAAATGAAACATTTGGATTATACGGAGGACAAAACCATCACGACAATTCAGGTGTTCTAAAATATGTTTCAATCAGACACGGTGGTACACTATTGGGTGACGGAAACGAACTTAACGGTCTAACCTTAGGTGGTGTTGGTGACGGAACAACAATCTCAGATATTGAAGTTGTTGGGAACTTAGACGACGGTATCGAATGGTTCGGTGGAACTGTTGATTGTCAAAACTTAATCGTGTGGGGTCAAGGTGACGATGCATTCGATATTGACCAATCTTATGATGGTACCATTACTAACTTTATGGCAATTTGTACTGCAGACTCAGACCACGCATTGGAAATTGATGGTGGTGAAGGAACAATGAATAACCCATTTAGAATGGAGTATGGAACTCTATACTCTCCTGACACAGCTCAGGTACACTTAAGAGACGGAGCAAAAGGATATATCTCAATTGCAGGTATTTTTAATGTTGAGTCAGATGCGGGAACAGATGTTGTTGTAGATTCTTTAGTTATCGGTGTCGATGAAATGATATTTGATTGGACTTATTCATATTCTAAAGGAGCTTACTAATACTTATACAAACGTAATAAACTCAAAGGGGGCTTTACAGTCCCCTTTTTTTATTTTACAATAAACGAAAACGAGAAAACTATGAGATGGGACACATTTATGAAGAAATTATTGTTTGGGGTATTACTATCCTTTGGTTCGCATTCCTTATATGGCAACACAGAAAAAACGGACACCATAAAGACTAATATTTTTGAGATTGTCTACTCAGAAACATTAGAACAACCTTTATGGATTAGATATAAGGTTTTGTGTCCTATGGGAACCGAAAAACGTTCAGGATTAGACTTCTATACCAACGATAGTATCCATACCTCAGACGTTGAAGATTATAAGGATAATGTTTACGACAGAGGTCACTTGGCACCTGCGGCTGCGTTTAGTTGTAATAGAGACACACTTAAACAGACCTTCACTTATTTAAACTGTGCACTTCAACACGAAGGGTTAAACAGAGGTCCATGGAAAGACTTAGAAGAGATTGAAAGAGGGTTACCTTTATTTGTTGGTGAAGTGTGGGTGGAAATCTATGTAAGGTTCGATGAAACCCCTAAAAAGGTAGATGGTGGTGCATCTATCCCAAAAGGATTTGACAAATTCATTTATTTTAACGATACTGTGGTTAAGTTCTCATTTCCAAATGTGGATGTAGCAGGAGAACCATGGGAAAATTTCAGAGTAATAGAATAATGGAGTTATTAAACACACACCCGATTAAGAAATCAGATTTAGGTTTTCACGGAAACCTATTCGGAGGAAAATTATTAGCATGGTTGGATGCCAGTGCTGCGGCTTACGCCATGCAAGTTTGTGACACACCGAGAATGGTTACAGTAAAAATTGATGAATGTGTTTTCAGTAAACCCGCAAAAGAAGGTCAACTTCTTAAGATTTATGCTGAAGTGGTTTCTTTTGGAAACACGTCCATTACCATTTATATGGAAGCACGTTCTCACAATGTTTATTCAGGAAAACAGAACGTCATTTTGTCTACTAACATAAAATTTGTTAGAATTGATGAAGTGGGAGACCCCGTCCCAATCTCAGAAAGGGTAAAACAAAAATATGAACATAAATTAAATTCAAAATAAGTAACATGGAAGTAAAACAAGGAGACCAAGTAAAGGTCAATTACATCGGAACATTAAACGACGGAACTGAATTCGACAACTCATATAAAAGAGGAGAACCTTTGACATTCACAGCTGGTACGGGTATGATGATTGAAGGTTTTGATAACGCAGTTATGGGTATGACTGTAGGTGATAAGAAAACCGTTAACATTCCTAACGAACAAGCTTATGGACCACAAAACCCTGATGCGTTTATGCCAGTACCTAAGACTAACTTCCCACCAGACTTCAAAGCTGTTGTAGGTGAGATGGTTCAAGGTCAGACAGAAACAGGACAACCTGTGACTGCAGCAATCGTAGAAGTAACAGAAAACGACATCGTTTTGGACCTCAACCACCCACTCGCAGGTGAGGACCTAAACTTCGAAATTGAGTTAGTCGAAATCGGTTAATTTGGGTAAGTAACTGATATTTATTAGTGAACGTTCAAAGGAAGGTATGAGACGTAGATAGACTGAAGAGTAAAGCGTTAAGGGTTGGAGCCCCGTAGGTCAATTAACTTGTCAAAATGCCGAATTTATAAAAGACCAATACTTTAAGTGTTGGTCTTTTTTTTTATCCTTAGTGTAAACTATAATTTCTAGTATGAACATTATCGGAATACACACTGGTCATGATGCGGCACTGTCTCTAATAAAAGACGGAAGACTTCATACCGCAATTTCAATGGAGCGTCTATCGAGAATCAAAAAAGATGCTGAGGTAACAAAAGAAAACTTTGATTTATTTTTAGATAAATGTGGTATTACATTGGATGATGTGGATGCCATTACTATGGCGTATTGGGACCATGGTTTTGCTAGATTCATGAGAATCTATTCCCCTGAAAATGAAAAATATCCTCTGAGTATATTTGGTAAATACGGTATGGAGTCGGCGGTAATGAACCATTTAGAAAGTTATTGGAGACCTGACCGAATGCCACAATATGTTAGTGGTGTGGGTTATACCTTACCTGACGTATTAGACCGATTAAGACCTCCAATGATATCAACATGGTCGACTTTTAGACCATTTATAAATTTAAATGTTACCATTGAAGGTTACGACCGAGTGATACCTGGTTATTTTATTGACCACCATATTGCACATGCAGCTTCAACGTTCTTCACCTCACCCTATAAAAAGGCAACAATATTCACGGCAGACGCCTCAATGTTTAATGATACATCATGTAGTGGTTATTTTTGGGGTATAGATAATAGGTTAAATTACTTCAGAAACCCTGGATATATGTGGGGTAACTTTTATGATGTAGCAACTGAATTCTGTGGTTTAGGACCTGGCACTTTAAAAGCTGGAACACTAATGGGTTTATCTTCATATGGAACTGTTAGTAAGAACGCAAGGGACAATTGGGAGTTTTGGACTCGACCTCAACATGAAGTTGGGACTGAAGCCATTTATTATGATGATTGGTTGTTCTTACAAATCTCAGGAAAATATCCATACATAGGTGATATTCGAGAAGAGATAGATAATAACGAACCTGGTTCTTGGCATTATACCAGAGAATACCAATATGTTTACCCTAAAGAGATGGTGGACAGCAAAGAGGTTATGGATATTGCAGCAGACATTCAATACGTAACGGAAAGGTCTTTGGTTAAATATAGTGAGGATTTATATAACGAAAGTAAGACTATCAATGATGGCAACTTATGTTTGGCTGGTGGGACGTTCTTAAATTGTAACGCAAACTATAAAATCAAAACTGAAACAAGTTTTGATAATGTTCACATATTTCCAGCTTGTGGCGATGATGGTGTCACTGTTGGTTCTTCACTTTTTGCACTCCATACTTTAATGGGTTATAAAAGAGAAGTTTATCAACCAAAAGATTTAATGTATTTAGGTTTTGAATACGACCATCAACCTGAAAGTCCATATAAATCAATGGATTTAGATTTAAGATTTGTTGCTGAACAAATTGCTGAAGGTAAGATTGTTTGTTGGTTCCAGGGTCGTTCAGAGTTTGGTCCACGAGCATTAGGTAGTCGTTCATTCATCAGTGACCCTCGCAGGGTGGAGATGAAAGATATTCTTAATTCACGAGTCAAGTTTAGAGAGTGGTTTAGACCGTTCGCACCTGTAGTATTAAAAGAACATAAGGAAGAATGGTTCGATATGGATTTTGATAGTCCGTTTATGTTACACACCGTTCCATGTAAAAGGCCAACTGAAATTCCTTCTGCCGTTCATATTGACAACACATCAAGGGTTCAGACAATTGATAAGTCTGACAATGAAAGATTCTACGATTTGATTTATAATTTCTATGAACTTACAGGTGTACCCGTAGTTATGAACACCTCATTAAACATTAAAGGACAACCGATTGTGGAAACACCTGAGGATGTGATGGAACTATTTGTGGAGTCCGATGTCGATGTGTTAGTAATAAACGATAAAGTATATTTGAAGGAGTAAGATTAATTTCATATCTTTGTAGAGAACTTAAAAATTAGAAGTCATGGGAACAAATTATTACAGGATTCCAAAAGTTGATGAGATTAACTCTCGTTACCAAAAACTTACTCGACGTCTACAAGAGATGGATATGTGGAACCCTTCACTTATTGAAGATGGTTACCGTTTTATTGAAAACCCTGAAGATGAGTGGTCAAGACTCAGTCCGTGGGATGAATTTACTGAGGGGACAAGTGTTCACTTAGGAAAACGAAGTATGGGTTGGAAGTTTTGTTGGAATTTCAACAACAACAAATACTACAGTAATAAAGAAGAACTTTTAGATTTCATCAGAAAGGGAAGAGTGGTGGATGAGTATGGGTTACCGATGAAGGTTGAAGAGTTCATTGAGATGTCACTAAGTTGGGGTCAACCTGACGGTATGGTGGCAGATAAAGAATACTTCGATAAACACGAACGTTTATCTTGGTTTAACAGTGAAGACCACTATGACAAAGAAATTGACGGACTCAGAGTCTCAAGCTCAACAGAATTCTCCTAAGAAAAGAAAAAAATGGACTGGTTCATTCCACAACACATCTGACATTGGTTATGATGATGAGTGGTATAATGATGATGATTTAAATAAAGATAAATGAAATTATATTGGTTCGATAGTCACCACCTAACTTATAAGCTAGTCCCTGTTCGTTGGGTGGTGTTTTTATTAGTATTTTTGGGAGTTTCAATATTCTCAATAGGTTATAAAATTAATTCACCCACTGAATTTGAAGACCTTACCAAATATGAACAGGAACTATTAATATTATCTATTAAGGATACTATCCACAACTTTAATGAGGATAAATTAATTGACCTTATGAAACAGTTGAATATTAAGTTTCCACACATAGTTTTAGCTCAATCTAAGATTGAAACAGGTCATTACTCTTCTCGTATTTTTAGAGAAAATCATAACCTATTTGGTATGAAAGAAGCCAGAACGAGAATCAAAACCGCAAAGGGAACACAATACTCTCACGCTTATTATGCGAATTGGAGGGAGAGTGTTTATGATTATGCGTTTTACCAATGTCGATATTTGGGTAGAATTACCGATGAAGAAGAATACCTAACATATCTTTCTCAGAGTTATGCCGAGGACCCTAATTATATCTCAAAGATTAGGAAGCTAATAAAAGACGAAGATTTAAGAAGTAAGTTCGAATGATAATAATGGGATTTTTACACGGTCATGATGCCGGTGCGACGTTAATAATAGATGGAGAGATTGTTGTCTCAATTTCTGAAGAAAGATTAAATAGGAAAAAGAAGAATATTGCTTCGTATTTGAAATACCCGCCCGTTCAATCGATGCAGTATTGTGTAAGTTATGCGGGTATTACATTAGAGGATGTAGACCTGTTTGTTTATAACGAAACTGACCGAAGTATCGACCCCATTCATTTTTTATCTTACACATTTGGACTTGACCCTGAAAAATTCAAATACTTAACTCATCACGATGCCCACATCTATTCCACTTACTTAACTTCAAACTTTAAAGAAACAAATGTGGTCATTGCCGATGGTGCGGGTGAAGATTTAATTAAGGGTAAACGTGGGTATAATTACTTTGAAAACCGTGGGTATAATTTAGCCGACACATCTGACTTAGACCATAACTTTACCGAAGGTTGGACCATATCTTTTATGAATGGACAAGACCATATGGACACAAATAAGAAATGGTTAAAGACACTTAAAAAACCATGGGATTATATGGATGAAGCATCCATCGGTCTTATGTATGATATTGCTGCGTGGCAATTGGTTTCAAACCATAAAAATTGGCCAAGTGCGGGTAAGGTAATGGGTTTAGCGTCTTATGCTAATAAAAAATGGGTAAACCAACAAGAACGAAACTACTATATCGATGGTGAAGATTTGGTAATCCCACATAGACAATTACATTCAGATGTAAATAAAGACTCAGACTTTCAGGACAAAGCTAATGTTGCTGGTGTTTACCAAAGAGAGCAAGAGGAAACAACAATGTTCCTAATCGAAAAATCAAAGAAACTTACAGACGTAGAAAACCTATGTGTTGCCGGTGGCTCATTTTTGAACTGTAATACAAACTACAACATCCTAAAATCAGGGTTATATAAGAATGTTCATTTATTTCCACCTTTGGATGACTCAGGGGTATCTTTAGGTTGTGCATTGTGGGGAGCATTCAAATACGATAAATTAAACAGAAAAGACTTTTTCAATCCATATTTGGGTAGACCATATTCCGATATTGAAATTTTCAATGTTATATCTCAAAATGATAAGGTGAGGTATGAAGAGTATAATAACGATACTCTTCTAACTAAAAAGGTTGCTGAATTATTAAACGAGGATAAGGTTATTGGTTGGTATCAGGGAGGTGCTGAGATTGGTCCGAGAGCGTTAGGTAACAGAAGTATTTTAGCATCACCAAGACCTGATTGGATGAGAGACCACATTAACAATAACGTTAAGTTAAGAGAATGGTATAGACCATTCGCACCTGCAGTCTTATTTGAAAGACAGTCTGAGATTTTTGATTTGGATTACTTCTCACCATACATGTTGGTAACGGCTCAGGTTAATGAAGAATGGAGGGATAAGATTCCAGCGGTGACTCATCACGACAACACTGCCAGGTACCAGTCGGTTACCGAACAAACAAACAGTAAATTCTACAACCTAATTAAGGAGTTTGACAATCTGACAGGTATCCCTGTTTTGTTAAACACCAGCTTCAACGGTCCAACGGAACCAATAGTTGAAACACCTGAGGATGCATTAAAATCATTTTTGGAATTGGATATTGATATTTTAGTGATGGACAATTTTGTAATTAGCAAAAAATGATTATCTTTGTCCTATGACAACGAGAGAATGGACAAAAATACTGAAAGAAAACCCAAAAATTTCGACCATCGAAGTTAGTGGTGAATTTGTAAAAGGTAAAGTATCCATCACTCGTCATAGAATACTTGAAAAAGAGAAAAGTGTTTATTCTTACGGTTCTAACGAAGTTATTACGGTAAAGGAGAGTGAGATTGATGTTACCTTTGACGGTCAGGTAAAATCTTCGATGGGTAATTGGTACCCACCAAAGGATTACAATAAAAGACAATTGAACAACTGGTTCAGGGCTAGTAAGGATATTAACAGAGAACTTAAAATGAGATTAAAACTCATCGGAGGTTCATCAGAATATAAAATAAAGAAAATCACATGTTTGTAGGTTAAAAAAACTATATTACTATGGAACCTGAAAAAGATATATTTGAACAATGGAAGGAAGAAAGAGAATCTCGTTCTTGGTTGAGAAGAAAAATAGATTACATCTCACTATGGTGGAAACATGATGGTCGATATATGGGTAAAGAATTTATTCGTGGTGTTAAAAGCGTTTGGTATTGGTTACCTGTTATTTGGAAAGACCGTAATTGGGACCATCGTTTTATCTTTGACGTATTTGCACACAAGTTAAAGTCTCAGGCCAAATACATTGGCAAATATGGACTTCACCTTACCAATTGGAAAGATGAAAGAGATATGATGATTTGTGTTCGTCTTATCGAAAGAATCAAAGATGATTTCTATGGTATGGAATATTCTGACTACCATAAGGACAAACATTGGTTTGAATCAATCCCTGATAAAGAAGGGTATTCAGAATGGAAGTCTCGTGAGTTGGAAGAGAATTTCGATGATTACTTTGCAAAATATCCATTGATTTACAAACGAGTAATGAATGGTGAAGGAGTATTCAGCCGAGAAGGACGTGAAGATGATAAAAAAATCATAGCGATGAATATTGCCAAAATCAATCACGAGAGAGCAAGAAAACTCTTGTTCAAGATTATGGAACAAGAAATTGAGAGATGGTGGGATTAATTGAAAAATTATCTTTATCTTTGAAAAAAATAACAAGATGAAAATCACGTTCATATCAGATACGCACACAAAACATCATCAGGTAACCTCACAGTTGCCAGGTGGTGATTTGTTGGTCCATGCTGGTGACTTTTCTTCGCGAGGTTATGAACATGAGATAGATGGATTCTTTGATTGGTTCAACGGTTTGGATAACTACACCAATAAGATTGTCATCGCTGGTAACCACGACCTTATGTTTGAGGACGACCCAATGTTTGCTAAAGACATTATAAGTCACTATCCTAATGTCACTTACCTTCAGGACGACATCGAAGTCATCGGTGAGGATTACTCATCATCAGTAAAAGTATACGGTTCTCCGTGGCAACCTGAGTTTTATAATTGGGCATTTAATTTACCACGAATGGGTTGGGAACTTCAACAAAAATGGGATGATATTCCTCATAACATGGACATCGTGGTCACTCACGGTCCCGCGTGGGGTCATTTGGACACCGTTGTTGGACAATCTATGAACTTGGGGTGTGAGTTGTTGGCTGAGAGACTAAAGGTCGTTAAACCAAAGATACACGTGTGTGGACACATCCACAGTGGGTACGGTTATAAGTTCCATGAAGGGACACATTACTTCAACGCTGCGGTACTCGGTGAGGACTATGTATTCACACAGAAACCGATGACAGTGGAGTGGGACCCTGAAACTAATGAAATAGAATTTGTTTAATCAAATTTTTTTATTATAATTGTAAAAAATAAACAACAATGAAGTATAAATTAGAAATGTATGGGTGGGAGGTTGAAGCGACTGGTCACTCACTAACAGATGAACAAGTTAAATCTATCCAAGATTTAATGGAAACCAATGGTGCTGACGAACTATGGGAAGTTCGTCATGATATCGAAATGGAAGGTATAGTGGATGACCTTTATAATCCTGACCTTTACCACGTATCTCGTGGATTGGACAATAGTGGTCTTTGGTTTTCACTTAAAGATGACAAGGATAATGAAGTTTTAAGCTTCGAACCGTCAGATATGGAAGATATCTACGAAATGTTAGGTGATTCTGCGGATGATATCCCTTATGAAGGTTATTTAGCAATACCAGGTGAGGGTGATAAGTCTGAGGTAGATAATATACTAGCAATATTTGATGAAAATAAAGGTGGTATTTGTGATTTTGAAATGTTCGAATCAGATGAAGTACCAACGGCAAAAGATTTCTGTATCCAACACGGGGATATAGGTACACCTGATGGTGATTGGGATTTTATATCTAAAGTATTTTACAAAGGTAAGGAGTTGGAAGTTTACGACCATTTAGACAATCGTGGTAAAGCTGCGACTGTTGAAATATACCGTAAAGATGGTTCAACAATTAGTTAAAGGGGATATATTAGAGGAAGGTCCGAAGGTTAAGAAGATTCACATCAATCAACACCATATTCGGTCCAATAAGACGAAGGAAACGGACCTTCCTGTAATAACCATTAAGATTGGTAGTAAAAACTACTACTGTAACGAAATAGAAATAAACGGTCCATCGAAACTATCTTACTGTGGGAGTGGTGACCAAAAACCCCTAATCAGTTGTGGGGCAAGAGTAATTTTGGAAACGACTGCTGAAGTAAAAATAATTGATTAATGAAAAAGATGTTAGTGGCCCTCGCACTTGGGTTTGGATTAAGTGTATTTGGACAACAGGAGATTAGAACTTCATTTCAAACCACTGAAATTGAAACCTCAGTGATGACTAAAAATTATTCTACAGGTGACTGGAATTTTTCTGACAATAACGATTTACAACCTTACGACGCGTTTTGGACATTCCGTTTAGGTGAGAATGGTAAGGGTGGTTATATATCTTCAGGTGATATTATTTATTCCGTATTTGATTGGGAAACCACAGAAAATGGGGTATTAGTTAATTTTTACGCACATAAAAGAAATGAGGATGGGACAGTAATTGTGGTGGTTAGACCTGACGGTAAAAATTCAATGACCTTCTTCTTACCTGAATCAAATATTTCATTAACTTTCCATGAACCTGTGAGATAATATGTGGCCGGATATTGTTATACAAATTGGATGGGTGATGGGTATGTTGACTTACCTATATTTTGAAGTGGACCTTTACCTATACAACAAAAATAAGAACAATGATTAACGAATTTTTAGCCAGTTACAAAGCCCTGAAAGGGACTTTACTGAGAACTTTAATATACACAATGGGTCACTTTATTATTGCTGCGGCTTGTGTGATGTATTTTACAGGTGCAGATTTTCAATCGGCAATAACAGATGCGGTTGTTGAACCTATCCTCAACGGTGTTTGGTATTTTGTTTTGGATAGGTTATGGATTACTAAAAAAGAGGAATAATGTTAGATTTAATTTGGTTATTGTTAACAGGTATTGCTGCAGCTACAGCTGGTGCAATTATAGTAGAGGTGTTCCGTTATGGTGCAAACCTTGAGCGTAGGAATAAAAGAACCGATTTGTGGGGAAGACCAAATAACCACATGAAAGATGATATGGATTAGTTATGATTGAGTTTCCGGTAATGGTATTGTTATTGACTTGTTTTTTAACAGGTTTGTTTATAATCTTAAAAGATAGAAGAAAAGAATGAGATTGTTAGGTTTTCTTGGTATTTTGCTTATGTTTGTAATTCAATGTAGTATTGATGAGAACTTTACCGTGAATGAAAAAACTGTTGACTTATCTGAGTTGGATAGTGTTGATTGTGTGGTATGGTGGGAAGTTCAGAACGACACCTTAAAGATTTGGACTGAGGAAGATGAAAGAAAAAGTGACATTGACCGTTTGAATTACATTCGTTCATTAGACACAACAGGATGGGAATAAGATGAAAGATAAAGTATTAAGATTTAACAACGACTGGAAAGGTCGTAGACTATACGAAGAGAATAAAAAGAAAGAGTCTGTTAATAAGACTAAAACCTTTAACACCAAAGAGAATGGGTAAATACTTAAAGCAAGGATTTGTAAGAGCGTTAGAGTGGCAACTTAATAGAGAAGAAATCTCCTACTCAAAATGGGTTGACCTAATGGAGGAGGAGTGTATTAAGAACTACAAAGAAGAAACCTTTAACACCAAAGAGAGATGAGTGATTGGACTTATGAGATAATTGAAATGAGTAATAGTGACAGCGAGTGGTTTGTTAAAGCAAAAGATGGAGTGCCGTCTATATTGAAAATTAAGTTTCAGAAGGAGTGTGAATTAGATAGAATCATCACCTACACTTTTAATGATGAACAAATTCTAAATACAACAACCTTTAACACCAAAGAGAAATGAGTGAAGTAAATCCAAATTACAATCCACAAGCAGATTTTGACAACTTTGGTGAAGAGATGGAACACATCGTTAAGACAACACCTAAAGAGGTGCTAAAAAAGGAGTGGGATAAAGTATTAGCAGAATATGGTACTGATACACACGACAAGATTCTATCTATGACTGGTGACTTTGTTCAGTCTAATCGTAGTGAAGGACAAACCTATGCTCATTATCACTATGATATGATGGCAGACTTTGCTCTACATATATTAGAAACCTTTAACACCAAAGAGAGATGAAAGAAAAAGACACTGAGAAGCCCCTAGTGGTAATAGTTTACACCTTTAACACTAAAGAGAGATGAAAACACCAATCTATATAACACGAACTTGGTTTAGAATATTTGGATACGGATTAAGTTGGACTAAACAACCAAGA